ATGGCATGGATCAAAGAAATTACCCGGAAAGATGGTGGTATTACCTACCGCGTGTCATGGCGCGAGCCAGGCGACGCCAAAGAATCCACACTCACCATCCGCGACGACAAAGGCCGCGCCGAACTAAACGTGCGCCTACTCAACGCCAACGGGCAATCCTTCACCGCAGTGCAGCGTGCCGTCGCCCAAGCCAAAGTTGGCGGCATCAGCGTCCGCGAAATGATCGAACGGCACATCGACCAGCTCACCGACCCCGCCGAGGGCACCATCAATAAATACCGCAAAGCGGTGCCGCTCTACTTCAATGGGCACATCGGCAACATCCCCGTGCAAGCCCTCACCCAGCAAGACGTGAAGGCTTGGATCAAAGAGATGATCAAACGCCCGAGCTGCCGCGGTGGCACCATCTCATCTAAAACCATCAGCAACCAACACGGCCTCCTGAGCGCCGCCATGAATACCGCCGTCAACACACCCGGCATCAAGCTGAAACGGAACCCCTGCCAGGGCGTGAAAATGCCAAGCGACAATCGCACCGAGGAAGTCATGCGATTCATGAGCGCCGCCGAGATAACTGCAATGGCGGACGCCATCAGTCCCGCCCGGTATCGCACCTTTATCCTTTTCCTGCTGGTCACCGGAATGCGATTCAATGAGGCCACCGCGCTACGTCCGGGCGACATCCGCATGGAAGCGGGCCAATGGGTTGCACGCGTAGAGCGAGCATGGAAGAACAAGGGCGACGGCGCGTACTATATCGGCAAACCGAAAACGAAGAAATCCCGCCGTTCGGTATCCCTGCCGCCGTCGATGATGGCGCTCTTGCAGCCGCTCTTGGACAGCTCAGACCCATTCCAGTGCGTGTTCCGCACCAGCACCGGGTCGCCCATCCGGCACTCAACATTCTTCAAATACTGGCGTCGCGCACTCGACGCCCTCAACTACCCAGCCGGCGCGGGTAACCGTCCCCGTATCCACGACATCCGTCACTCGCACGCATCAATCATGCTGGCTAACGGGATGAACATTTACGAGCTGTCGCGCCGCCTGGGCCATGAGTCGATCCAGACGACCATCGACCGGTACTCGCACCTGTCACCAGACGCGAATTTCCGCAGTGCGAATATTGCCGAGGAAGCGATGTCGATCAAGGCGGCACCGATGATCGAGGGCGAGACGACCGCCGCTTAAGTGAATACACCAATGCCTCAATGGGGGTAGGGGCATTGGTGTATCCGCAAATCACCTTACCTCAGCTATTGCAATACCTCACTTCCGAGCGCACGATACAACACACAGACAAGGGGAAAAATCATGAAACATTCGTTAGGTATCGTGCTTGGGGTCGCATTGATGCTGGTCTTGAGTGCGTGCGGTGGCACGGCGAAGGATGCCGCCAAAGAGTCGAGGGACGCGGAGTATGCTGCGTGCATTCAGGAATGGGCGCAGGACATCGCCAACTACGAAGGCGGGACGGCGGCGGATCATACGAGCGATCCGGGCGTGATTGCGACGTGCGAGGGCTTCCGTGATCTTGACGAAGCGATTGATGACGGCCCCGTGTACACGCCCGCGCCTGCTGTCGAACTGGACCAAGAGTGCCTGCGCGAGTGGGCCGAAAATAGCAAGGGTCTATTCGAGGGAATGACCACCGAGGAAATCATGGAAGATCCGATGGCGCGTATGAATTGTGAATAGTCGTTAGGCATAAAAAATGACCCCACCTTTATGAGGTGGGGTCTTTTTTGTGTCAAACTTTTTGCTAAAATGGGTTGCGTACTAAACCGGGTTGGGCTATGCTTATTATATCAACAAGGAACACCAACCCCAAAGGACAACATGCAATGCGTACCGAAACCCAGGCCACCCTAACCGGACTCGCCAGCCTCAGCGCCGCAGAATTCGCCGCAGCATTTGACGAAGCCATCGAATGCGGAGACAACATGCGAGACTTTCATATTGAACAACGCCGCCGCCGCAACCACTAAAGGAGTGCACGATGACCGACCAAACCGCCCCACCGCTTGACCTGACCGAACTAAAGGGCTGGGTTGAATCTGGAATCCGAATCGACGTAGAGCACGCCCTACAAGTGATTGCCCGCGCTGAATCCGCCGAAGCGAAGGTGGCTCGCGTAGAACACCTTGCAGCTTTCATGGATGAACATGACGGCGGAGACTCACGAGTAGTAAAAGCTATCCGTGAAGCACTAGGCGGTGCGGCATGAGCGACCGCAAAGAAGTCGATGACGACGACACGCTCAACCTCGCTGGCCTCGCCGATGCCGTGCGGCAAGCCGAGACGATCCTCGCCGAACACCGCGCACGCCGCGATCGAAGAATCGTAGATGCCGTCAATAACCACGGCTTCACCATGTACGCCGTCGCCAAAATCACCGGCCTGTCTCAGCCCATGATCAAAAAGATCATCACCGAGAAACAGACTTAACGCACGAAAGCCCCCGACCAGTGAAGGTCGGGGGCTTTGTGGCTAGCGGCGGTACAGGTCGATGTGGCCCGCGACGGCAGCGCCGGCACTCGCATAGGTAGCGATCGCGATAGTAATCGCAGCGGTCAGGGAAACGATGAGCTTGCGCATAATGAGCGCCTTTCTGTAGGGGGAACTACTTGTGAAGGTCGATGTGCCCGCGGTCGGTGCCAGCGGTGAATTCAGCGTTACCAACGGACGTAAGCAGGGACGCGAGACCGACCAGCCCCGCGACGCTCAGGGCGTTGCCCCAATCGACATCGAGGATGCCGAGGGTGCCAGCGGTGAGCATGCCCGCGAGGGTCTGCGCGAAGGTCTTGATGGCGCGCTCAGACGCGCCCTTGAGGAATGCCAAAGTGAAAATCATAGGAGTACCTTTCATTGGTTGCGCGTGTGATACCACGCCGTTAGGGGACGTTCTGCGGCGGCGGAGATACCGTGAACGAAGAGGAAGCCGGACGCGATGCCGAGCAGCGTCGCTGCGGACAACATCAGCGTTCCCGATAGGGCTGGTCTGCGATACATCATTAGAGGCCAAGGCTTTTCCGAGTCTTGTCGCCAGCGATACCGTCTACGAAGAGACCGTTACGGCGCTGGTAATCCTTGATGTTCGCCACGGACTGTGCGCCGAGGAAACCATCTACGATCTGCTTCGTGTAGCCCTTACTCTTGAGCGCTTTCTGGATCCGCTCGTTTAGATCGAAGACAGCCTGCGTCTTGGCACCCCACACGCCATCGTCCTTTAGACCGTGGGCACGCTGGAAGACCTTGACGCCTGCCTTCATCAGGTCGCCATCCACGCCATCCTGACGCCCTACGTTGATGCCCATCTCGGTGAGGGCGGTCTGAATGGCGGTGTTGTCTGCGCGAGTGTTGCCACCGGTGGAAGGCTTCGGCTTCGGCTTGGTGGTCGGCGTGATGACGGCGACGGGCACAACATCGATCGCCGGGGCGGATCCGGGCCGCACGTGATGAGCGTCGAATGCCAGGCGCGGGTTATAGTCGGAGAAAGGATCTTCCCAGTCGCTCCACATCTCGAAGTGAAGGTGCGGGCCAGACTGATTGCCGGAACTGTCGTTGTAGCCGATCAGCTCACCAGCCGCCACCTTGTCACCGACCTTCAAGCCGCCGACCGGGCGCACGTGGTTGTACCCGTTGCCCTCACCGTCTGGATTCGAGATGAGCATGCCGTTGCCCGTGCGCTGCGGTGCCCACGTCGAATTGCGGTTGCCGTGCGCCGCCGTGCGGTAGATCCGACGCACGACGCCGGCGAACGCGGCATAGACCGGGCATCCAGTCTGCCCCGGCTTCGGCGGTGCAATATCCATGCCGCGATGCCCAGCATAACCACCCGCCGTATGATGGTTGGCGGTGAGTCGCCCCTCGAACGGGCTTACCATCGTCTGCATATGGGCCTCCTGTGGGTCTGTGAGTTTGAGAAATTCTTGCCAGCGCTCAGCGGCTCGCATGGTGGATGGGCAGTTCTTGCCAGTCCAGTGGTTGTGCTGCACGACCGCACTACGCCCCAGCCCGTGGGCCGCGCGTAGGTCGGCGACGACTGCCGCGGCGTTCTTGAATGCCTTGTCATAGTCGCCGTCCGCATTCACGCAAATCTCCACGGCGATGGAATCCGCACCCTTGGTGCCGGCGTGCCAGCAGCGCGCGGTATCCGGGTATGACCGGATAGCTTCGGCGTCGTCAACAGTGATATGCCAAGACGCCTGCCGCACGTTTCCGTTGGCTTGCAGATTGGCATGCGCTTGAGCGTCGGCACCGATGCCAGGGTTTGCGGTTTCGTGGATCGTGATGCTCGCGCATCGACTAACCCCGCCATACGTTTGCGTGGCGCTCGTGACTAGTTGTTCCCTCATAGCGATCCTTTCGGGCATAAAAAAGACCGCCACAAGGGACGGCATAAATAGTTATTTGTCGAGTAGATCCGGTAGCCACGGGGGTGGCTCGCGGGGTGGTGGCGGTTCGCGGTTGATCACCTGGGCTTGCAATCCGATATTCCAGATCCACATGCCCCGATTGACCAGCTCGGCCTTTTCTAGACGGTCTTCAAGGTGCGTCATGCGCGTGTTTTGCACACCTCGACGTGGTGCCAAGAATGCCAGCAGTGCGGTGACGATGACGCCGAGCGAGGCAATGATCGCTGCGATCACAATTGGATCCACGGGATCACGCCCCCAACTTGACGCGCATCGGAACCCACGCTGAGCCAGTCCACCGGAAGTTCGTAAAGACTTCTGTCACGCTCGGCACCCATGCAGTGACCGTATGTGCACCGTTGGACCCCAGCGCCCACGATGGACCAGACGTGCCATCTGCGGCAATCGCCTGATATGCCAAGCCGTTGAAGTTGTTCCCTCGAATGCCGGTGTCAATGCCGGTCCATCCAGCAGGGAAAGGTGCTGCGGCGGTGGCGGCAGTCTTGAAGTAGAAGCAACCCGACAGCACCATGTCGCCAGCGACCACCGATGTGGTTGCCGCTGTGCTGGTGCCGGTGTTCATTGCGCCGCCACGGTAAGACGCGACCCCGGAAAGCTCGGTCACGATCGCCACATAGTTCTGTGAGGCCGCGTGCGTCAGGGTCAAGCTCGTGATCGCACTCGCATTCAGGCAGTAGTAAACCTGCCCCAAGCGCTGCGAAGTGGATCCGATAGTGCTGGTGTTCAGGGCGAGGGTCCACGTGTTCCCCGCGGTGTCGGTCGGCGTCAGAACGTTGCCAACCGACACGTGCACCACGAGTAGATTTCCCGCGGTCGAAGCGTAGGGGATGTCCAGCGTGGTGCCGAATCCGTCTAGCTTCGTTGTGCCAACAATTGCGATAGTCATCCGCTACCCCCCGTAATCCCAGAATCGTATGTAGTCCACCAGAAACTCAGAATTCGCTTGCGTCTGCGCACTCGGCACCGGCGCTTGCGTCCAATACGCGTCGCCCATCTGCACTTGCAAGCGCATGTGCCAGGGCTGCTGGTGGTTCGGTCCCCAAATCCAAGGATGGCTAGCGGGCGTGACCCGGACGGCTTGCGTGCCGTCATGGAATAGCGCTGCATAGTTTGGTGTTCGCTCGAAAGTCCACACATGGAAAGCGCCGGCGTTCGCGGGCCGCGTGGTCCCGTCCACCTTGTTGGCTTCCGTTTCCGTCCAATACCCTGCCTTCGCGAGACCGCCGTTGGTGGACTCGTGGAAGGTGAATTGTGAGTAGCCGCTCTTGTAGGAGCTGACGCGGGCGGTATCTACCGGTGTGCCCCATTCCTCCATGAGGTCAATTTCGCCGACGCTACTATTCCGCAGCCAGAAGGCGGGCCAGATCCCGCGCGACGTGCCCACGGGCGTATTGTTTTTGCATCGGATTTCCCAGCGCCCGTAGAGCGCCGAATGCATCCCGGCCCCGCGCGTATCGATGTATGGTGTATCCCACCAGCGATCGCGCCCGTCTGCGCTGTATGGTGTCGCTCGCTGAGTGACCGCCATGCGCAAGTATCCACCGGACACGCTGACCTGCCCCGCCTGAATGTTGCCCCAGTCGTAAGACAGGTTCCCGAATGTGGAGCGGTCATTGACCCGCCACGCATCAGTGTCCAGTTCGTTGCCCTCGAAATTGTCTTGGAATGACGGAAAGCCCCAGCCCTCCACGTATCCCACATCCTGCGTGCCAACGATTCGCCCTCCGTCGAAGGACCGCCACCCATCGGACGCATAGTGGAATGTTTCTGTCATGCCACGTTCACCGTCCAAATGTCATTCGTGATCATCCCAGATGGTGGCGTTCCTTCGGTGCCGCCGATCCAGTACACGGTGATGTCAGTTCGGGACGTGGGCCGCGCTGCCCATCCTGCGCTGTAGACGACACTCAGGAGTACGCCCGCGGGCAGGTCGGCGATCGGTGGCGTGTAGTTGCCCGCCTTCGCCGTGGATCCGGTAGTGCCGATGGCGAGGTTTGACGTTCCGTTGCCCGTACCCGCGCCGATGGCGGAACGCGCCGCAGCCGCATCCGTGGCTACAACCACGGCTCGACCTACGGTTGTGCTATCGCTGATCTGCGAGGCAGTGTGGGAATGGGTCAGGGGCGTACGCGCATCAGACAGCCGCGAGTCGTTACCGGCTGCGGCTGTCGTGCTACTCGTGCCCAAGGCCAGGTTGGAAGTACCGGCACCGATGGCAGTCCGAACCGCCGCGGCGTCGGTGGCGGTCAGGACAGCGCGACCCACCGTAGTGGAATCACTGACCTGTGACGCCGTGTGCGTGTGCGAGGTTGCAGCCTTGCCAGACAGTGCGGTATCCAAACCGGTCACGTCGCTGGTGGCGTGCGCGTGAGACGTTGCCGCCTTGGTCGCCAGCCCAGACGTGAGCGCTGTATTGGTAGCAAAGTCGCCCGATGCCTGCTTGGCATCCAGTGCACCTTGCAGCCCCGTCACGTTCGCAATGGTGTGCGTATGTGAGGTCGCAGCCTTCCCGCTCAGCGCCGTATCCAACCCAGTGACATCGCTCGTGGCATGTGAATGGGTGGTGCCCGCCTTGGTAGCCAGGCCCGCGGTGAGTGCCGTGTTCGTGGCGTAATCGCCCGTCGCCTGCTTCGCATCGATGGCCGCTTGTAGACCGGTGACATTGGCAATCGCGTGGGAGTGTGCCAAGGGCGTGCGTGAATCGGTCAGGCGTGGATCATTGCCCGCCACAGCGGTGGTGCTGGTGGCTCCAATAGTCGGCGTGAAGGTCAGCGGCTTGTCGGCAACATCGTCCCAGTCTGGTGTGCCACCCGCGGCGTCGATAGCTGCCTGTAGCCCGGTGACATTCGCGATGGTGTGCGTATGCACGGTATCCGCTTTGCCTGCCAGCGCGGTATTTGTCGCGTAGTCACCCGATGCTTGCTTGGCGTCCAGAGCGCCCTGCAACCCAGTGACATTCGCGATCGTATGCGTGTGCACGGTGGCAGCCTTGGCGTTTAGGGCAGCTTGCAAGCCTGTGGTGTCGGCGATCGTATGCGTGTGCGCTTCGAGGGTGGTGTCAATGACAATCGCTCCACTAGCGCCATTGATGGAAGACACGAAAGGTACGGTGCCTACGACCGGGGGAACCGACACAACAGACGGCACCAGATCCAGATCGACAAGTACCTGACCCACAGCAAGCGAAATATTCAAATCACGTTTGGGGAGCATTGGACCCGCCTTGGAAATGCGACGCTCCACCGTGACGGTGTACCCCCAACCGGTCACAGAATGCCCGGCAGCGTCCACGAAGCCCGCCTGCGAATCATTCGCCAGCACCATTACTGCGCCATCCGCGCTCCAGTCAGTCACCACCAGACCAGACAAGAACGGGGTGCCGGTCGGCTCATGCGTGACCGGCTGCGCCAACGATGCCCAAATGCGCACCTCGACCGCACGACCATCAGCGATAACACCACCGGACGCGGTAAGCGTCGAAGTCAGAATTCCACTAGGAAAGCTCATTAGCCCTCACTTCCATGCCCCGCTTTTGCGGACATAAGATCGAATGCGCAACCACTTGCCACCCCGGCGAATCATGTAGGGCGTAATGAGCGCGCTCACGGATGCACTATGCACTCGCAGGTTTTTGACTGGTGCGACAAAGGCACGAATGTGCGCTTCGTGAAGCCGCAAGTTATTGACTTCCGGGGTGACGGGCCATCCGATTGTCATCGTCAGCGACGTGACAGCCGCGGCAGTCGTCAGGTTCAACGCGCCGGTTGGCCCGGTTTCAGCCGGTCCGTACGTGATGCCCGTAGCCGCCGAGAATGATGCAGGCACGGATCCGAAGTTGCCCAGGGTCCACCCGGACGGGACGCCCATTGTCGAAGGCGGGGATCCCGAGCGGTGCCCAAAGAGTCCGAATGGAAGGATAGTTCCGGTGCCACCCGCGGGCAGCGGGTGCGTGGTTGCCGCGGGTGAGGTGGTGGTCGAATTGACCGAGGGCACGCCGGATAGCCCGCCCCAGACCTCCAGCACCATCGGCGCACGCTGAGCCGTCGCGAAGGTAATTTCCACATCGCTGCCCGGATCGGGGCCGGTGAGCGTGCGCCGGAAAGCGACCAGCCGATAATCGCCCAGCACTGATTCATCAATCAGCGTCCACCCCGCAAGGGTCAACGCCGCCGCGCCCGTGGTCGGCTGGTAGTAGGCCATCGCGATGAGGCCCACGTCGCCAGTTTGCGCCGTCAGTGGGATCGTTACCCGCCGAACGGTAACCGAATCGGTATTTGAAAGACTTCCGCCGCGGCGAATAGCTGACATGTCGCCCCCTTAGATGATTCCGCCGACGACAATGCGCAGATCGGCCCGGTTGGTGATGAGCGCCTGCTGGGCTGAGGTCAGCGTGAACGTGTATGCGGTCGTTGAAGCGGGAACGTTATTCACGATCCATGAGGCAATCGTCGTCGCGCCCTGCCGCAAGCTCACGCTTGCCGTGGGCAAAGCATCACCCGAGAGGCGCACGGACACGCTAATATCCCCGGCACCGACCTGCCCCATACCAACCATCATGTTGACGTACGTCGAGGTGAGCGCCGGCGATTCCATGTAAGTAGTGTCGAAGTCATCCGACACCGCATCAACAAATGAAGGGCTACCGCTAACCGTCCACGTGTTTTGCGTGAGCAGTGAGACCGGCCCGGCTTCCTCAAGGGCTACCGGACCAATCCACGTAGTGCCATAAGCGATGTCATCGAGGTAAGCATTCAGCGTTACCGCTGTGCCCTCGACGCCGTACCGCAGGAACGTGAACCCTGCCGCCATGCCCGAGGTAGCGCCGGATCCTTCCAGCTCCGAAAAGTACGGATTGTAGGAGTCGCCCGCATAGACGCGCACACCCCACACACCGGACTGGGAGAATTTCGCCTCAATCCGATACCACGTATTCACGAGCAGGGCTTTAGTCGCCAGCCCCAGGACAACGCCCGCCGTGCCTTGGTATGCCTGAATGATGCCCGTCGAGGTCAGGCGCACCGAGAATCCGGTGCCGCCACCCTCAGCGCCGCGCGCCTGCATAAGGAAGACGTTGCCGGTGTGAAACGCGGTGAATCGGAAGTAGCCGCGCATAGCCACGGTGGTATTCGTCGCCGCCGCATCATCCCAGCCGAGGGTCGTACTGTTGCCGCCCGCGAGCGTCATCGTGCAACCCTGTAGGCCATGCATGCGCGTGGTCCCAAATTGGATCGTGTTGCCCGCAGATCCGAAGACGGAATTCAGGTAGTCGCCAGCGAGACCGCCCGAATTACCAGATGCCGTATTGGTGATCGTTGTTCCGGCAGTCCATCCAGACTCAAACGTATTTTCCTTGACAATTGCCATTAGTACCCCAAATCCCACACCTTGACGTAATCGACTTCCATAGTTGCCGGGAAGTTCGCGAAGTAAAGACCGGTCATATCGCACGTGGTCGCATCGCCAGACGGTAGCGCCTGGCTGCGCGAGCACCGGTTAGGGATCGGCAGGAATCCAAGCTGCTGATCCGGGCAACCTACCCACTTGCCACCCACCGCAAGGTTGATAGCCAAATCCCACACTTGCGACTTGCCTGCCGCGGGGGCCACGCCCGTGGTGCGGTCAATCATGTGCAAATCGCGAATGGTCTGCTCATTGGTCAGCTTGTAGTAAGACGACTGCACGCCGTCGAGCTTCGCCATGAAAATGACCGGATCCTTTAGGGGATTGGCATTCTCAAGCGCGGGGCGAATCTCCATAGACCACGTGTGGAATCCCGAGGATCCCGAGGTGGGAGTCTCGAAGAATTTCCGCTGCTGTGAAGCATTGGTGCCGATGGAATTCGGGAAGTGCAGTGAGGTCTTAGTTTCGCCGGGCCGGTAGTTGAAGAAATATTCCATGATGTCTACCTCAGCCCATGAGGCACCGCCCTTGCGCCGCAGCCAGAAGGCAGGCAGTAGACCTTGCCCGTGGGGGATGGTGGCCCGCATCTCAAATTTTGAGAAGAGAGGGAAATATGTTGGAATGCCCGCATTGCGGGTGTCGATTAGGCCCGAGGTGTACGCGCGGGATCCAGCCGGCAAGCCGGTGCGCGGCGATGCATGATTGACGCCATCAGCCGAAACGAAGCTCATAGCCGGGGCAGCGCCCGAGGAACCGGTCTTCGTCTCATGCTTAGCAATCAGCTTCATCGTGCCGCCACTGATGACGACATTATCTGGGTCGTACCAGTGTTCCTCGACGTTGCCCGACCCGTAGGTCGTGTCATCGATATACCAGCGGTTCGGATCCAGCGGCGCGGAGAATTGCTCATCCAAGAGCAGATTATCTTCGGGCACGATGACTAGCGGTGTTCCGCCGTACCGTTCCCACTTCAATCCCTTTTTTACGAATCGTGTGCTCAATCTAGACGCTCCCAACGATCATTTTCTAGGGCCACGGTTCCGGGGTCGGCGGTGCCGGTGAAGACGTACCGAATGGTGGGATCCGAGGTTGGGCGCGTGTAACCGGACCCGACTTGCTGGACAGTGACCATGACCCCGGCACCGTAGACAGCGCCACCCGAAGACGGCGTGACCCATGCGGTGTCGTAGCTCGTGCTGGTGACCTTCGACAGGACTTGACCGGCAGAACCGCCCGAGGGGATGCCCTCAGCTGCCGACCCCGCCGCTTCGGCAGCAATGCGAGATAGATTCGCCGATGACGCCGCCGCCTCCGCGTCTTCCTTCAATCCCGTATATGAGTGCAGCAGGCCCGACATGGTGCCGCCGTACCAAGCCACGGATGGGATTTCAGCTTGGAACGCCGGGCCGAAGCCCAGCGAATTGACAAGCACGGGGTTAGGTAGTGGAAGACCGGTAAGGTCTGTCAGCGGGATCGGGGTTTGTGTTTCGTCGCCCGGTGCCGCGATCGTTACCTCTGCGTCTGCCGCTACCCGGCTCGGATCCTGTGGATCAATTGCCGAAATGGCATCAAATGGATATGACATAGTGGGCACCCCTAATCTGCGGCATTTACAGCGATCCAGGTCACGCCAGTTGTGGACGTGTTATTGCGGGCTACCCAAATTCGGCAGCCGGTTAGCGTCACGTCTGTTGCGGACACGGACCGCACGCGGCCCGGAACTTCCGTATTCTCGGAACAAGTGACGCGTGGAATGGACGTGAACCGCCCCGCGGGGAAGGTGATGAGCTGAGACCCGCGGTAGTAGGTTTCGCCATCATCGGTCACGAACGTGTTTGGTTGTACGGAGACAGCGCCCGCGGCGATATTGCCGCCCATGCGTGTATTCACTTTTGAATCCACGTAGTCGCGGCGGGCCGCGTAGTTCGGCCCCACGTTGGCGGTTCCAAGCGTGATACCACCGTCAAAGAAGACGGCGACTAGCGCCCCGTTATTGCGACCCACAACCTCGTTGTTATCGACGGCAATATTGAAACTATTTGTCGCGCCAACCTGGAATCCATGCGTGGTCGAGGTTGCCGACGCATCACCGGTGCCAGTGATGCGAACAGAAGGCGTGGTGACAGCATTTGCCTTGATCCATTCTTCAACCGGGCGAACCCACTCAGGCGCGCCGGTCGTCGCGTTGTAGCGGCGCTGCCAAAGCACACCCTTGATTTCAATGCTCGCGCCAGGCCATCCGACATACTGCCGAACCAAGTCATCGACAGCAGTCATGCCGCCCGGTGCCACCCAGATACGCAGGTCCACAACTTCGAGCACGTTGGAGGATCCCGAGGCGACGCGGATCAACGCGAGGGGCTGATCATCGAGCACACCATAATTGGCGTTGCGCGAAGGGATGACCTTGCTTGCGCCACCCTGCACATACGTGAAACGGGTTCGACCCTTGCCGTTGCTACCCGTCGCGCTCCCGGTCACGTCCGCCCAGTCGCGGCGCGCCACGATCAAATCCCAGCGCGTACCCGACGAAATGACCGGAACCTGCACCGACTCAACTGCCGTAGAGATGTCCACAACACCAGACCCGGCACCGGTGCCCGCGGCAATGTTTACCGTGCGATCGGTGCCCGTCTTGATGGTCACCTTCCACGCGTCGTAGTTGGCTACGGAGTACCGAGCCGAACCCACGGTTGCCAGACCCTTGGCCCATTCTGAGACCGTCCACGGTCCGTCATACCAGCTACTAGTAATCGCCATTGCGCTACCTCCGTTGGATTGTGTTCAATGCGCGGCGCAATGCCTGCGTGATCTTGGCTTGTTTCAAAGCCGGGGTGTCTTCCATGTCGCCAACCTGCGGCGTCGCGGTCAAACCGTTGTCAGGGGTGTAATCGATCGTCGCCGACCGAATGATGTCCGTGATCGTGAAGGCCCGTGCGTTCACCGTCACGCGCGTACCGACTGGAGCCTTCGCGTATCCGAAGTGCTCCGTCTCGGCTAGCTCCACGTTCAAGCCCTCTTTGGTGGCACCCTCAAGCAGAATCTCGCTTCGGCGCTGCGCAATTTCGTCGGCGTCGTCGCTATCGCGGGCATCGACAAAGCCCTCCAGCTTGTAACCCCAAAGGGTTTCGCGTGCGGTGCTGATCTGCTGGCCTAGGGCGCGTGCTGTGCCCTCACCCTGCCCGCCGCTGACGACGCGGGTCACGGTGGGAGCGGATCGGGTGTAACCCCATGACCGCAGCGTGCCCGCCGCTTCCGACAGTGCCACCGGGTACGTCGCCGGCTCGTAAACATCGAAGCGCAAACCGTTCGTGCCGTCTTGGTAGCACCGCATCCCCAGCCCGGCTTGCTCCAGCGCGGGAATGAGCTTGTCGCGGGTTGGATGGAATCGGAACGCCAGCCCGCCCGCAATGGTCGTGCCACGGTTCAGGTTCGGGGCCACCGTCAAAGGGATGCCCAGCCGAGTTTTATTCTCGGTGACCATATCCTTGACGATTTTTTCGGCACTGCCCGTATACACGCGATAGGCGGTGGTCTGTGAACCAATCGCCGCGCCAGGCACGGGCCACCCGACGATGCCAAAGATGTGCATAAGGTCATCACGAATCGTGACCTCAGCCCGGTTGGCGGCACCAGCCGCCCGCCCCGCCTTCACGCTCATAATCGGGCCAGACATCAACGGCAGGGACAACCCGTAGCCCTCAATCACCAAGCGGGTGCCCTCGGTAAGAAGGGCACCCATCATTGGGTGATCATCGTCTACCGCGACCGTCATCTCGCCCACCTCATTGAAGATGATTGTGCCGCCCACCGAAGTGGCGCGACCGATCCACCCGAGACGCACGAAGGCTTTGCTGTAGACCGTGATTTTTAGATCATCCGCCATGCTCACCAAGCCCTTCGGAAACGTGGTCGAAGCTCTACGGCAACCGCACCGGTGCCAACCAAGGAAAGCTGTAGCTTGCGATTTTCACCCGCGGGGATCGGCGCGAAATTCGCGGTCCCCAAACTGGATGTCACATCGACGCCGTTCTTCCACGCCATCTGCACGGTCGGATCCGTATCAATCACCAGCACATCATTAGACGTAGCTAGCGTGATGGGTGCCGTCACCGTGCGGCCCGCAACACCCACCGTTGCGGATGTCATCGGACCATGAATCGTCCATACGGGCCACGCCTCAAGGTCACCCGTATTCGTGATCGTGGCATCTTCCAACCGGTTCGCCGACGACAGGAAGCCAAGCTGTGAACCGGCAGTCCACGCATTCAGGTCTTGCGAGGTGGACGCCTCCCATTCCTGGGTGATCGATTCCCCATACCAGAAGGGATCGTCAGCGGTCAGCGCCACACCATAAGCGGTCCAACCGCGCCGCCCAGGGTCGTAATCGAATTTATGGTTGCCGTCACCTTCAAAGCGACAGGTGAGCCGACGCGTACCGCTCGGCGTCTGCACTTCCCAGACCCCGTAAACATCCGGCACCATGCTGCGCCAGAAGTCGGTATCCTCAGCGAACCAAGCGGTAGTGCTCACCCGCGAGTAGACCATCACCGGCCAGAAGCACGGGCGCGGCTCGTAGCGACCGCCACGAAACCGCTGCCCATGCTGTGCGGGGGACTGGGAAAGCCAAGGCGTGTAGCCCGTATTTCCCAGCCCCTCGATACCTTCTGGCATCACGAAGACACCAGATTCAGGGTCGGTAAGCTCGCGGCGTTCGCCGTCCGCTCCCGTCCACCACATGCGCGTCTTGATCCACGGAGACGGGCGAGATGACTCGCCCGCCGCAGATCCAAAGACGACCCGAGTCGTCATGCTCATGGGCACCCCTTAGTTATTGAGACCGGCGATGACTTGCGCGCGCCGCTCTGCCTGCTCCATACGACGAATCACTTCGTCGGGGTCATACCCGAACTGTGAACCGCTCATGTCGATGGACTTGCCACCCTTTGCCGCGAGTTCGATCGCCTTTTCAGCCGCATCCCACTCACTAGGCGTAAGAATCGCTTCGGGAACCTTGAGCTGATTCATGCTCAACGTGCCCGGTGCGTGCCAACCGCCCTTGTCGTGCAGGTACGTCATCGGATTCAGCGCCCGACCGTTTTGCAGCGTCTCGAAGTGAAGGTGCGTACCGGTTACATTGCCGGTGTGGCCCTGTGTACCGATTCGCTGACCAGCCCTCACGTGATCGCCGACCTTGACCTTCACACCGTCATACGGGTTGTGCCCGTAGTAGGTTTGGAAGCCGCCGCCGTGATCCAGTCGAATGCCGTAGCCCGTGCGCCCTGGCAATCCGCCACCGGTGCCGATGTACTTTACGAGACCGTTTAGGGCCGCAAAGGTAGGACCGCCACCGGCGATGTCAACGCCCGCGTGGAATGCTCCCCAGCGCGGACCAAACATCGACGTGTACGGACCCTGTGACGGACGATGGAACGCACCCTTCGGACCACTGAACACGGCCCCAGTGCCACCACCACCGCCCCCAGTGTCGGGTGCGGTGTCGTTGCCCTTGATCCACTTGATAACCCGATCAATGGCATTCATGCCCAGATCCTTGCCCAAGCGAGCCATGCCGCTATCCGGCAGGGACTTGTTAAGCAGGCTCCGAACTGGAGACAGAACAACCTCAGCGGCCTTCGCCAGACCGCCACGGATCCACTCGGTTGATTTCTTCCAAGCGCCGGCCAGTGCCCCGCCGAGTTTCCCGCCGAGACTGCCGAGCCAGCCGCCCTGTGGAAGCATGCCCTTGCCGTTCTTATCGAACTGCCGCACAGCACCCGTGGGTGCCTGCTGCTGGCCGGCTTGCATCAGCTTTGTTTGAGCTGCGGTGTAGACCATCCCAGGGCTGGCAAAGTTCACCAGCTCCGGTCCCTCTTCACCAACTAGGGTCCAGCCGCGCGGGGTGTGTCCACCCTTTGCGCGAGCATTGAACTTGGTCCCGCCGCCGCCAAACTTCTGAGCGGAGTTACTAGAACCGCCACCACCACCGACGCCGAGCTTGCCCAGCGTCTTGAGGCGGGCCTTCGACCCGATAGCCTCAGCTACCTTGTTGAAGGTGCCGACGATGCCCTTGTTATATACAGTTTCAATAATGAAATTGATAGGCGCAAGTGCAATCTTTTTCAGCTTATCCCAGAATCCAGCAATAATATCGACGCCCTTTTTAAATGCAGGGCCTACAACATCTTTGATGAAATTACCGAGCGCTCTAAAAATGGGCTTGATTTTATCATTCCACGTATCTTTGATGACCTTACTTAGCGCATCCCAGACAGGCTTCACGATTTTGTTGTAAAGCCACTTGAAAATCGGCCCGAGCACGTCACGCACAAAATCACGGATAACGTAGAAGACGGCCTTCATGAGCGCCCAGCTATCCTTGATCTGCTTGACGATGCTCGCGAAATACGGCTTGATAATCTTGTCGTAAAGCCATTTGAAAATCGGGCCAACAACATTTTTGACCGTCCATGCGATCAGATCGAAAATCAGAACCATAATGTTCCATGCCGCGTCGATCGCAAAAGCAATCAGATCCCAAACGGGCTTGATAATTTTGTCGTACAGCCACGAGAAAATCGGACCTAGCGTGTTCTTGATGAACCCGACTATCGCCTTGAAGACCGGCTGGATGACCTTCTGCCATGCCCACCGAACCGCGCTATAAACCGCCTCCCAGACAGGCTTGATAATTTTCTCGTACAGCCACTTGAAGATCGGGCCTAGAACGTTTTTCACGAATCCAGACACGGCATCAAATACCGGCTTGATGACCCGCTCCCACGCGAACTTCACAGCATTCTTGATGCCGATCCACGCGCCGTCGATAATCTTCCGCGCCGTCTCATTGGTGTTGTAGAGATACACCAGCGCCGCGATCAGCGAGATAATCACGCCGATGATCATCATGATGGGGTGCGCCTTGAAGGCCGCGTTCAATGCGAGCTGTGCCGCCGTCTGCCCTTGAATCAGCTTCGTGACAATCGCGGCAATCTTCTTATAGCCGGTCGTTGCGATGTTGTAGAGCTTCCAAAGGACAGTGCCCGTACCAACAGCGATACCGAGCGCCACAATCCAGTCACGATTCTGAATAACCCAGCCAACAAGCTCTTTCAGCATCGGGATGACCTTGTTTTTCAGGATGTCCCAGGCAACCGCCGCAGCGTAGCCGAGACGTTCCATGAATCCGGGGAAGCCCGACGAAGTGATGTCACCATCTGCATACTTGAATGCCTGCCGGAACGCCTCGAAACCGCCCGTGATTTCCTTGAGCACACCCGGCAGCTTCGCCGAGAATGCAGCGACAAGCGGCTTCATCGCATTTGTCACATTGTCGATAATCGGAATGGCTTTGTTGAACCCATCCCGCAGCAAATCCAAAACCGGCTTGATGACCGTCTCGCCACCACGACCAAGAGCCGCCATGACGTTGGCCCAGGCACCACGGAAAGTCTTGCCCGACTTTAGAGCGGCACCGCCCATGCCCGACTCGATAGCATCCTGCAAGTTGGCGAAACTGATCGTGCCATCCTTGGAAGCATCGTAAATTTCGCTGGCAGTCTTACCCATCGATTCGCCCAAGAGCTGCACGATCGGAATGCCCATATCGCCGAGCTGCGCGAGGATGTCACCCTGCACCTTGTTCGATGCCGCAGCCTTGTTCATGATTGCCGACATGTCGCCGAACCCGACGCCGGCGATAGTCGCCGCGTCACCGGTGAGCTTTAAGGTGCGCTGCAAATCCTTACCCGGCTTCACACCGGATGCGACAGCCGAAGCCGCAGCGGATGCCGCGTCTCCCAAGCCGAACGCCGTACCCTTGACCGACGCCAAAGCGTCCGCCATGATCTTGTCCACGGTCTTGGTGTCGTGCCCCAGTCCGTCAAGCTTCGCGCGCGCATCCTCGATAGCCAGCGCACGCGAAATGCCACCAGCCGCCGCCAGACCGCCGACCGTTGCCGCGAGACCACCAATGCCTAATATGCCAGCTTTAGTGACCTTGCCGATCGCGCCGCCGATGCCCGACAGCAGTTTGCTACCCGACTTCTTAACGGCACCGTCAGTCTGTTGCCCCAGCTCACGCATCGCGTCTTTGACAGACGCCTTCATATCCCTTGTGCTGGCTAGCAGCGAGAGGTAAGCCTTACCCAGCTCCACGGACTCTTCGGCCATGACACCACCTCCCGGCGATAGCCCGCGGGGCACCGTAGTGCCCCGCGGATATGTTGTTACTCAGGTGCCGGGGCGAATCTGGCCCGGATCTTGGCGTATGCCTCATCGAAATCTTCAACGTTCTCGAAGCCTTCGGATTCGCCGATGTTTTCCGTCTCGCCGTTACTGACGCCCGGACGCTCAATCTGTTTAGGCTTAGTCGCCGAGTTCGCGCCGGCAAGCTTCGCAGCCTCGTAGCGGCGCATGTTCTGCACGTCGATCATCGCCGCCATCAGTTGCTCGTTTAGGCTCCATTCATGATCGGGATTGAGCTTGCGATGCACCGCGCCCTCACTGGGCAGAGACACCGCGTAGTCGCTCAAATCGCGCGGCGATAGCTCAACCAACGCCGCATCCAGACCCAATGAATAGAACCGCCGAAAGTCTGCCTTTAGCTCGGCTCGGCACGTCGCGAGCATGTGCAGGAAGATCATCAACCCGCGCGCTTCCTGCTCCAGAATGACCCGCGTAAACGCCATGACATTCTGACTCGAAGACGTACCCGTGGCGGCGCGCATCAGAGACCGCAAATCGTCGTGGCATTCCGGCTCCAGCAAAAACCACAACAGCCGCAACCGACCACCCAACGAAATGTCGCTCATCAGAATCAGCAGTCTCGGATCATCGAACGCGTCAAGACGAACCGGCAGCGACCATTCGCCAGCGTGTATGCAGGAGTCGTAATACTGAACTGTCAGATCCACGACCACGGCGGGTTAGCCCCGCGCTTGCAGTTCCGTTTGGAACTGCTTCATCACTTCGTAGAAGAACATGATCATCGGTTCAACGCGGATCCGCCCATCATCTCCGCGGAACTTCGCCTTCACTTCCTCGTGCACGTCAGGGCCGAGCATGCTACGCAGCACCAGCACAACACGCTCACGCTCCCCGTCATCGACGCGGGCGATGTTTTCCATCAGGTCGTAGTCGTCCAGCTTGTCGGCATCCAAGGTCACCTCGAAGCCATCAACCGTGATGGTGACCTGTGCCGGTGCCTCATCCTGCTTGGGCTTGCGGTCCTGCGGTGCCTTACGTGCGGCAGTCTTCGCGGGAGTCTTGGTGCTGGTCTTTGCGGTGGTTGCTCGTGTGGTGGTCATTGGTGTGCCTCCATGTTTAGGGGTGTGTGGTGTGCGGGGGAAAAGAAAGGTGGGGCGCGGGCACACCAGCAGCGCGCCCCACCTGGTCTAGCTAGACGCTGAAAATTCCATCGTCTGAATACTCGTAGAAGAAGTTCCCGAGCGCATCCGGGAAGCAGGTAAGCTGCACCGGAATCTCAATGGCAGATTCGCCCGAATACGTCTGGGTGAAGTCCTCGTTGGTGACCTGCGCATTGGCTGCGATCACGCGGCGCAATGCGTTGGTGGACGGGTTCACCATGTCGAAGGCCCACACGCCATTCGGAAGCTCATCACCCTTGTAGGCAAGGGCAATCTTCGTACCGGTCGAAGACGTTGCCGGGGTGACCGTGACGGCACTAGCGCCGAATACGGTCTTGGCAACCACGCCACCGGTGACGCCCACAACCTCGATAAGCTTGAAGTTGATATTCACGCCGACCTCAGTCTGCGGACGCAGAACGGTCTTACCGCCCCATTCCTTGATTTCGGTAAAAGCCTTGGTAATGGCCTTCGTCAGACCTTCCGAAGACGCGTAACCGTGATCGACGTAAGCCGCAGCCAGCGCCGTGGTTTCGTTGACCGGCAGCGCAGTTCCGAGCGGTGCCTTGAAAATCGCGCCGGTAGCCTTCGGCTTACCGACCTGGACATTTAGTGCATTACCCATTTGGGCCTCGCATTCGTTTTAGGTACAAGAAAGGCGGCAGGCTATTCGCCTACCGCCTTGAACTTCATGAGTGCCGAATCGCTCGGCGTCGGAAAACCATCACCCGCGCCCGGTGAACTTGTCAGCCACCCGGCATTTAGCCATTCCGAAATATCACCGCCGATTACCTGCTTGAGACCTACAATGGTCGGATGGTAAAGCGTGGTTACTTGGTTCATGCTGGGATCCCTCCGCTCATGATGTGCACAGTGAATTGGTATCGGGGCGCGTGCGTGATCGGATCGGGGAACCAGATGATCGATGAGACTTCATCTTCGTTTCCGATCCACGCGCCCGTCTCGGTCATCTGCTCAAGCCAAGACACCGCATCCGCGGCAAGGTCGAAAGCGCCCGTCTTAGACCCCGTATCCCACGCCTGCACGGCTAGAAATACCCGCTCGTGCATGACGTTGCGCTTTGTTCCGCCGATGCGCTCAATGGTCACCTCGCGCGCGGCACTGGTGCGATTAGTGCGCGCCTGCACCCCACCCAGCTTCGACGTGAGGTACATCGCGACGATGCCCTCTACGTCTTGCCGCACCATGCGGTTACCCACTACGACTCCGGTAGTTGTTCGCCTGCTTGTTTGAAATCAGGCTTGTGCGCCCCTGCTTCGAGCGGTACACGGTGTAGTCACTGCCACCAAGCGCCTTGAGCAAAACATTCTGCTCAAAGTTCGCGCGGCGAGCTTCGGGCGTGCTCGCGGAAACCTGCACGCGTGCACGCGACTTAGCGCGACTGCCACGCGTGACCATTGCCGTGACCTTATGCCCCGGCCCTGCGCTGTTTGCGATACGTTCGCCCTGACGCTTCAACTCATCGAAGACCATAGGCGAGGTGCGCAGATTCATCATAAAATCTCGCTTCCAAACAAACTTAGGAACCTTAGCCAATGTCCACCGCCCTCTTCACTTGGATTGCATAGCCAGGCGCGAAATTGAACGGCCCATGCGTGAAATCACGCGGCCCCCCGTGCACCTCGTACTCGACGCCGGCCAGCACGATACGATCGCGTGGATCCAGCCAATCCGCATCCGGTGAAAGCACCATCTGAGATTCAATGATCACGTCACGGTCATTCCTAATTTCGTCCTCCGGTGCCGGTGGACCCCAACCGAAAACCATCCGCGGCACAGCAGCCGCCCAAGTCTCAATCGGGTTATTCTGCGTATCGACCGAACCCTCAACAAAGGCACGATGACCAATGGGCTGATTCGCTTGAACAAGAAATTTCATCCACCTCAACCCCCGTACATTGGAGCCGTGAACATTCCCCCGCGCGGGGGGGCGAGGTCGCGGCGGTCATCCTTGCCCAGATACACACGGCCATCAGTACGCGCGAAGGTCAGATTCTGCGTGAACATTCCCGCGGTCATGCTGGCATTCGTAACGTCCTGTAGCTCTTTCGGTGCCTCCAAAGCACGATTGACCATCCGGCACACCACATCCGCAACAAGTTCCGGATCTAGTTCGTCGGAAGCCATGCGCGCGTCGAGGGTACGAAACTGATTCCGCACTTTCCGCGACGCCTGCCCTAGCTTCGATTCCACGTCCGCGGTGTCGGCCTCTAGGACTTCACCGTGACGCTCGACGTACTGCGCAAGGGTCGCCAATGGCTCAGCCATGAGCGCCCCTACTCGGCAGGCTTAGCCGTAGCGGGCTTGGCTGCGGTAGCCTTCCCACGCCGGGCCTTGGGTGCATCAGGAGCACCCGTGAAGTTCAGTGCACGCGCGGGCGCTTCGATCTTTGGGGCATCTTTAGACGCATCACCAGCGGCAGGCCGCGGCGGCATACCCTCCGATTCAGCGTCCGATTCAGCCGTAGATTCAGCCTCAATATCCGAACGGGCACCTTCGATGCAGTGGTCGCCGACCAGGCCAATTGCCCAATCGGGCACATTGTCGCCCGGATTGAACCACGTATGGTCACCGTCATCATGATGAACGGCAACGCGAGCTGTAAATTTAGGCAAAGTATCCTCCTGGGGGAACCGCTGGGGCGGGGCGCGAGAATGCGCCCCGCCCGAGCATGGCTACTGCTAGTAAGCGCGGCCCACGAAGAGCAGCTTGGGGTTAGTCAGGACCGGCATGCCTACCGCATCAACGAAGGTGTTTTCGCGGTACGGGGGGTGTGCGCTCTTGTCAACTACGCCGACAATGCCCGGTGCTTCCGAGAACGCGAAATCGACCTTGGCCGAATTCACCAGCTCCAGCGCGGTCGCAGAAACGCCCCACGCGGTGTAGCCGAGGTCGCTCGGATTGGCAGGCGTGAAGATGACCGCGTTCTCAGGAAGAACGCGAGTATCAACATCGTCCACATCGACACGAGTGTCATAGACCCACTTGATCGGCGGCAGGCTGAAAGCGTCCAGAACCGCATCCAAAGCCGGGCGCGTAACCAAGCTCGGCGCACCGGAAAGCGAAGCGGCCAGTGAGCGGATTTCAGCATTCCGCAGCATGTAGCCCAGAACCTTGTCCGAGATTGCCATGCCGCCGGGGCGCTGACCATTCGTGACCACATAGGTACTGACCCAAGTAGTCAGATCCTCGATGATCTTCGCGGTAGCCGGGGTGGACCAAGCCGCGGCGGTGGTAACAAGGTGGTTGGACGGAACGCCGAAATCGGCTTCCAAGGTCAACCCGTTCTCGCCGGCCAGGGTGAACTTTCCGTCTGCCAGGACATCGCCGCGAGCCAGCTCCATACGGGTGAGGATTTCACCAGTCAAGAGGGTGGCATCGTCGTAGATCTGATCGATCAGCGCGGAATTGGAGCTTCCACCCTGACGGGCATGCTCCAGCTCCAAACGCTCACGCTCGCCAACGCCGTTCATCGAAGACAGCGGCGGCAGCTTGACCGTAGAGCTGGTCAGCGTATCGCGCTTGGTCGGCACGATAGAACCGTCATAGGCGCGGAACTTCGCGGCACGGTTGGTGCGAGTCAGCTCCGAGAAATCGATCTGATTCTTGGTGAAGGTGCGGTTCGGCAGAAGCTGATCCAGCACATAGTTCGCCGGCGTCGGAACGGACCGGACAAAAGCGGTTAGGGCGTCAGGTGTGACATCCCCGTCAAAAACAATAGCCATTAGTCAGGCCCTTCCTAGACGAATCGGATCCACGCGGCAAGGTCAGCCTTGCCCGCGGTGTCGATAGTGATTGGCAGCTTGGACGCCTTGATAACGCCAGCGAAGAAGAGTGCCGCGCCCGCGTCCCGGCCCCCAGCAGGTACGGGCGTGAACGCCGCAAGCACGCCAGCGCAAACTTCGCGTCCATCGGAAGCGGCGTTATCGTATGGGCCGAAGAGGCCGGTCGCGGTGATCTTTCCCAGCGGGGTGCCGGACCGAACGTAACCATTCGGGTAGTGCGTTCCGGCAGTGAAAGCCGAGATGTCGAGCGTGATCGATTCCGCATCGTATCCGCCGTCCTGGTGCCGCCACGAAAGGTTTTCCACCTGACGTGCGTTCTGGGTAACTCCAATATCCATGAGTAAGCTCCTAAGCTTTGTGAAATTTATTCGGTGATGAATCCGCGCTTGCGCGCCTGGTCAAGCCCGGCATCGCGAGCCGAAATGACTACCCCTAGGCCCGTGCCAGATCCCGGCACGACCTCCTGTGTTTTCGTCTTGCCTGCTGCTGCGGCTTCGAGCTTGCTGATTCGCTCAGCGGATGCGAGGAAACTCGCTGCATCCGTACCGACGACAAGATCTTGGTTTTCTTTGGAGACGGAATGTGTCGCCAGAGCGGTGAGCCGCATATTCTCGGTGGCAAGTCGGGCATTTTCGGCCTTGGTGTCATCCGTGACTTTCTGCGCCTTTTCCAAATCGGAAAGCTTGGCCTCTTCGGCTGCGTCCACGATTGCCTTGAGCCGGGCGCTCTCCGCGGCCTGCGCGTTTGCGCGGGCTTCGGCTTCGCGAGCTTTAGCACGCTCGCCCTTGATGGCGTTCTTTCCGGCGTCGCCCAGACCCTCGATCTTGTCTAGGTCTGTATCGTCGGCATTTCCGCCCGCCGCCCCAGCCGCTCCAGCATCCCCGGCAGGCGCTCCGTTACCGCCAGCACCACCGGAAGGATCGTCTACGAATCGTGCCCACTTCATGCCAATCGCTGACATATACGGCGGCATCGGTTCGCTAAATACGCGTGGCTTCAAAGCCATAACCAACCTCCAATTGATAAGCCGCATCGCGCGGCAAAACCCCGCGCGCACCGAGCGTGCAGGGGGTACAAAAAAACCCGCGCCGACTCGGCACGGGTAAGAATTAGTGATGTGTGGAATTAGTGGATGTGCTCAATGACGCCATCGGTGAGCAAGTCGGGGAATAGGCGGCGCATCTGATAAGTGACCTCGCTGCCCGAAGACCCCGAGCCGCCCGCGGCCTTCCAAGCTTCCCGATACATCGAGTAGGCACCTTGAGGGTCGATACTGCCTTCGGGATAATCGCCGATCGTGTTGACCACCACGGCCTCACAATTGCAATCGCCGTGATATTCCTCGCCGCCTTGCCGCTTGTCACCAGCGGACTGCGCCGACTCATAGAGCCAACCCATCGAACGGCTTGCCAGCATCAGGCAGAAAGCGCACGTCTTAGCGCCCTTCGGCACCCGCGCCCACCGCTGCCCGAAAGCCTCCGCATTCGAGATGATGGTGTTCCGGCCCGACTGCCGAACATACTTTCCGAGCGCCTGACTGATACCAGCCAAAGCCAGATCCGGGGCCGCGGTATCGCCAAATAGGTGCCCCGCAAAGAAACGCACCTTCGCGTCAGTAACGCCCACGGGATAGACGGCGGGCGCGGCCACAGCAGCCCGCGACCCGCCCACCACATCGTCGTACCATTCGGCGGCAATCTGCGCCGACATCGACCCGTACTGATCCACCAGCAACGGCACGAATTCCAGTAGCGCATCACGCACCCGCGCCGGATCCGTCATCGTCATAGACCAAAACATGCTGTCCAGCAGGTCTTGCACCATTGACACGACCTCAGCCTGGGCATCACGCAATTGCGCCAATTCGCGAGCACTAGCCACGACGCCCCCTACTCAGTTGCGGGCGACTCAACAGCCGCATTAGACGTACCCGGTGGCACATCCGCAGCTCGCGCACGCTTCGATTCAAGAGCCAACTCAATCAATGAACGACTCTGCGTTTTAGCGACATGCGCCTCAGCCTCAGTCATTTCCTTCTCAGTCAACCCAGACCTACGCCACGCCAAACGCGACCCCGCCAACTCCGGATGAGCGGTCACGAACTTTTGACCACTGTCGGCAAGCTGTGAACTAGTCGTATTCGCTGGATCCCCAAAGTTCGCCCGCATCTTCCGAATATCAGCCAACATCGCGGGCGTCTCGCCACCGTGGAAAACTGACAAAATGTTGCGCGCCAAGTCCAGCCGCATCCGCTCAAAGAAAAGCAATTGATGCTGAACCAAAGACACCAAACCATGCTCAGAAGCGCGGATAGCCTCAGCCGAAGACGGGTTATCCTGCACGACACCAAGCTGACCCATAGGAATATCGGTAGCTGCATGGAAAGCGGCGGCGATGTCACGATTGGATTCCGTGAACGGCTGGAAGGATGCCTGCGTAAGCTGCTGCATCTTTGGCACGCGCATATCGCCGGTCTCTTCATCCCGATAGCCCGGAATGCCCAAAAGGCTACCCATCATCGCCTTCAACGGATTGATGCGATTGCCCCGCGAGTCGAGGAACATAGATTCGTCGGCGTCCATCAGCGCGACCAGTGGGGCCGCGTAGAAGTCCGACGCCACATCCTGCCGCAACATGCCCAGCACCATCCGGTCAATCAAGCCCATGACAGTACGCGACACACGAGATGAACCAAGCGGGCGCTGCAACGTACGACCCCACACGTAAGGCGTGCACATCACACGACCGACGACAGCCTTGTATTCCTCCACGACGACCCAATCACCGGACGGCGCTTGCTGAATATCCAACGTGAGGCCCGTATTCAGATAGAGAAGAGACTTTTTAGGCTCCACTAGCTCAAGGGCGGACACCACACGACCTGTACGCGAATCAATATCCGCAGTAGCCTCCGTAGCATCACGCACAGCCACAATGACCCGCGGCTCACCCTTCGCAGTCTCCCCAGGCGTCACGAAAATGAAAGAACACGACTGACCAAGCGCCGACTCCGTGGCGAGCATTTCAAGCTCGCGCACATGCGACTCAAAATAGACGCCATCCAAATCATCAAGCAGGGTAGAGCCGCCCGGAATCGTGAAATCTTCCGGGTTGATACGAGACGAAGGCACATACACAGCCTTGTGCGCCCAGCCCAACGGCACCGCCAGGCGATACATCTCTTCGGGGATGGAATACGAAATGCGCTGGAATTTAGCCTGCATCGCAATGTAGTCATGCTTCAAGCGGTTGCGCTGCTTTTTCTGACCAATCCGGCCATACAGGCGATTGAAAATCACACGCTCAGCGTCAGTCAACTTGCGAATCATGCGCACCCCCTAATTGGCGACAATCGCCGATCGCTTACCACTAGAATCCGAGCCACCCGGACGAACCTGCCGCGCAAACTTGATAGCCCCAAAATGTGCGCAAGTCGCACTGACACCGGGGGACATGTCCACCGTCAGATCGACGCGGCCAAACTTGAAAATCCCGGTTTCCTTATTCACGATGTCGCGCGTGAACCCAGCAAACGACGCATCCACGCGAGGTTCACCAAAGTGCACGATGGTCTTGTTTACCGTCACATCGTCGTAGAAGTTCATGCACGCCTCGACCCACTCACCACCGGATAGAACGCGCACCATCATCTTTTTCTTGAGAAGGTGCGGCACCAATGTCTTAGCCTGCGAGAAACCCTGAATGACCACCGGGCGATTGCGCTTAGCGTGCGTCCACAGGAAGTCCACGAGCGCCTGTGTGCCGCCGTCATTGAAAGGCTCCTGCGCGACCAGCTCAAGACAGACACCGGTCTCCGTGAATGACGAAAAGTGAATCGACACCTGTGTGCGCTCAATGTTCATATCCACGCCGATAGCTGCCAGCGGCCAGTCGCCCGTATCCTCCGGATCAATCCCCAAATCTGACCAACGGCCAGGCGGGAAAATTGTTGGCTTACCATTCGCCCGCGGCCACATATTCAGCCGCTCGCGCGCGAAAGACCGAGCCGAGAATTGCACCAGCTCACCATCGATAGTCGAAGGCAAAATGCGGATGTTGTAGGCAGGGTTAGCGTCGGCGTGATGCTTCGGCATGCGCACGAAGGCTTCCAGCTCAATGTCGGTCATATCCTCGACGTACGCGCGCGCGGAGAATTCCACCCACGCCACAGCGCCGATACCCTCGATCGCGTTCTTACGAACACGCACGAACGGTTCCCCGATACCCTTTTCCAGCTCCGCAGCATCAGGCGGGGTGCCCATGTAGATGGTCACCGGATTACCAGACGGGGCAGCGGAAATAGTGGGGAGCAATGCCTCTAGCTGCTCGTCTTGCAATTCCTGGGCCTCATCGAGTACCAGCACATCGACGGTGAAACCACGCGCCGAGCCTTTCGACCGGGCCACGAATTCAATCTGTCCACCGTTGTGCAAAACGATGGCCTCTTGACCATTCGTAGACCGAACCTCACGCACCATCGCGTTGAGTTCAGGGAATCGGGGGTTTGCCTCATTCGGCTTGTCACCGAAGAAATATTTCAGACGTACGAACGCCTTGCGCGCGGTCTTGACCTCATGCGCAGTATGCAAGAATTTGAGGCCCAACTCGGCCATGCCGTACAGCTCAACAATTTCGAGTGCACCATTCTTACCGTTCTGACGCGGCACCGTTACCACCCAAGTAGGGGCACACCAACGCCCATCCTTGCAACGGCGCATCCACGCTTCACACGTGGTCTCCTGCCACGGATCCGCAATCAGACCAAACTTGCTGGCATAGAAAACCGCGTCCTGTCCATCATCAATATTGAATCCAGCAGGAGACGGGGCGGTGTTGAAGCGGGGAACCTGATTGCCACGGACAGCCATAAGACCACCCCCGGCACCATCTACTGAGCTTTGCGCCGCTTCTCACGTGCGCGCCGGCGCGCGGCCAGCTCGTCGGTTGCGGTCTTTGTCTTGGTTTCCGGTGCCGCTACTACGGCGGGCACGGCGGGACTCAGCGCTTCGACCGCGCGATACAGCTCGGTGTACCGCTGTTGCTGTTGGCGGGCTTCTGCCAATGGGGCACCAAACTTAACTTCCACATTGATATTTGTATCCGTGCTCGTCTCGACATGGGACAACACCCGAAATTGCATCAAGTTCAGAACACCCTTGCCCTGAATGATGTTATCCAGCTCATCGAGACGATCAGCCGTCCGCGCCAACTCCACGACCAGACCAAGCGCCGCGGGATCCGTGACCCCCGGTGCCTTAGCCTGAAAAATCAGCGAACCACGCTCACCCAACCCAGGCGGCTCAATCATGACGACCCCCTAGTGCGCTAGCGCGTAATCCGACTGCCGATCCTCACGCCCACCGAAGACCACCTGAACAAGCGTGCGGATGACCCGTGATAATTGCGACTCAGGTGCAGGCGGGCGCAAATTCAATCCACCGTGCGGGGCAAATAGCCCCTCCAAAAAACGATCCTGCGGAACCATGACGCCCCCTAGAAACTATGCAACGGACCACCGGACGTAGCCAGCGTAGGCAACACGCACTCAAGTACGCGCTCAGTATGTGAACCTTTCGCAAGGTACACATGGCCGGCACTCCACCCGCGGAGACTATTCGGTGAACCGGCTGTGAAGAACACAACCTGCCCACCAGACGGCAGCCCGATTGCCTCACTACCTTTCGTAGCGCGAAAATTCACGCCGACCCACTTCTTCGGCTCAGCCTTGGAAGCCGCCTGCAAATGCCCGAAAGCTGACCGTGCCTCAAAACCCGACTCGGCAACAAACAAGACCAGCGCCCCAGCAGTGGCATGCACTAACGCACCCTCGACGGCACGCTGCAAATTCGATGCAATCACGGGCACCCCCTAGAAAGTGATGATGCGAGAATTGCCGACAAAAGCCGCCAAGATTTCCGCGCCCTGATGCCCATGCAAAAGGTGATCCGCAATAAACAGGACATCCGCCGACACCGCGCGCCCGCCAGTAGCGGAAGCCGCGATGAAATACAGCTCCCCGCCGTCTGTGGTCGTGATGCGCTCATCACCGTTAACCGCGCGCACCTCTCGGATCCAGACCTCAGAACCGGCAATGGCCTTCCTCGCTGCGTGGAATCCATCGCGCTTATCCGCATGACAAGCGGCCACGAAAACCACGCGGCCCGAGTGCTCCAGAAGCTCATGTACCGCCGCCGCCGCCGCGCGCGACACCCGATTATCAAACTCGTGCACACTCATAGACATGGGGACTCCTAGGGAATAATTAGCGGCTCCAACCTCAAGGGCGAACCACGATAACGACTACCAAGCGCGATATACCGCCCGGTTGAATAAAACTCCAGATTGCGACCGTCGCGGATCCGGCACCCCGGCCCCGCGTCCCGCAAACCCCAGATATGAATGCCCGTGCCCGACTCGGAAAGCTCGGTGAACGTAGCCGGATTCAGCGCCAAGATTTCCTGCGCCCAATCCGCCACCACGCCAGCGCTCACGCAATCGTCTAAGTCGATGCAACCGATACCATCACCAGCGAGCACAAAACCAATACCATCGCCCTGCCGAGACGCACGCGCGACTGCCATAGATGACCAATGCGCGGGATTCGTCACCGACGCCGGATAGCCACCGACCGCAAATGGGCGCTTCTGCTTGCCGTCGCGAATCCACCGGATCCACCGATGCATGCCCGCCATAGTCGCCGGCACCGCCAGGGACTTACGCGCACGATGGGCCGCGACCCGGCACTTGCCAGAGCAGAATTCGGCCTGCGCATTCTTGAAGCCTAAATCGGCCCCGCAATGTGAACATGTCCTAGTCATACCCAATTTTACCACCGTTTCATGATTTGTAACGGTTTTTACCCCAGAATCATGCGGATGTGCCAACAGGGGCACAGTTGAGCGGCTAAGGCACTTTTAGATAACGCCTAGTCAGCGCGATTTGAGGGGGCTAGAAATTGTTGTTGAACAATCGGGGGGGGATGACGCTATCACCTTGGGGGGCGACCTGCGGGTGTAGGGGGAGGGTATACCCCCACCCCTTTATTTTTTTCCGCCGCCCTCTTGACATTCTTGCGGGACTGGTATTCGTTTCCCATTCATTACAACCATCGGCCTGAGTTTCGGATTGGTGCATGAAACTCTTGCTTTTTGGGTTTATCGCGATTTCCTCGTGATTCATTGCAATGAAGGCAAATGATTCGACAGTTACTAATCGTGTCTTTGCCACCATGCGAATGAGGAATGATGTGATCACCACTAGCACCATTAGGCCTTGTGCAGTCGTCGTAGTCCAGTACGACACCACATAGCGGGCATCGATAGATACCAGCCTGTTGGGCCTCGTACTTGGCCTGCCTAACGACCTTCTTCCATTGCGCTGTCCCTGTGCGTGAGGTTGCCATGTCATCACCTCATGCATGCGTGTACCCATGCGTACACATAGGCGTATGTGTATGCATGGGTACATCATTGTGTCTATTGCGTGTGTTGTTCCCTATGTGTGGTGCATGGTGTATCCCTCACTACTACCTTGCAATCATTGGGGTCATACACTGCATCCCATGCTGCATACACCCCCTGCTCTACGACTACCCCCTCAGCGTTGGTGCTGATGGTGAGGGTGCCATTGTCAGCGAACCCCCACCCTGTTGCGTTGGGGTACTGGTATGTGGTGTCGCCTAGGGTTACGTGTACGCTCATGCGGATGCGCCTGGGGGTAGGGCATCATTCACGGGGGCGTGTATCTCTTCCTCTAGGTATGCCGCGATGGCTGCCTTGTTGGCGTCTCGGCAGTGCCCACACATCAGCAGAATGCCGCCGCTCTTGAGGATGTAGGTTACCTTGGGTCGCGCTGTCGGGCAGCGGTCGCAAAAGTCGGTAGCCCACCAATTCGCCTTGATTACCTCGGCCATGTCAATGCCCTGCGGCAATCTCTGCGTCTATCTCGTCGGCCCATGTACGCATCGCTTTGGCGAGTGCTGGCATGAATGATTCCGCGATCAGTTCGACGCGTTGCTCTTTATGGGCTTGGATAATGACATTGACGGGCAATTCGAGGTCCATGCACGCTACGGCTGGTCCGCCGCATTGCTTCATGGTTAGCTCTAGTGCCACCTTCACTGTTCCGGCTGATGCTGCCATGACGTGCCTCCTACGCTGCTATTTCTTGTCCGCCGATAAGGGCGCGTCCGTTGCGGATGCGGTATACGAAGGGCCAGGATTCGGTGTCGTTGTAATACGCCATTCCGAAGCCTTGCTGCCAGTCCTCTACGATGCGCGCGGCGGTTCCGTCTGCTCCGATTGCGCCGTGCACGGATGGCACTGCGCCATCGGTGCGGCATAGGCATCCGGGGTTCGCTGAGTAGGATTCAACTGTTTCGCCTCTTGCGCCGAGCACGCTTTTATACGTGATTTCGGTGCGGTGCGTGTGGCCTGCCCATGTGTTGATGTGGGGTAGGTCGGTCACGTATTGCGCTGTGGTTGAGCCTTTGGAGTTGGCTTTGGTGCCGTGGATGTTGCGTGTGAGGTCGTTATCCCAGTCGGTTGCGGCTGGGTAGGCATCGACGTATTGGATGTTCAGTTCATCGAGGCGTAGCAGGTAGGGCAGCGACATGACGGGCCATGATTCGGGTAGGCCGGCGCGCTTGAGTCCGAACGCTGCCAATGCGTTGGCTTCGACAAAGTTTTGCATGCGCTTGTCGTGGTTGCCTTCGATGATGACGATGCGTGCGTTCGGGCATGCCGCGCGAAGGATAGCGAGGAATAGGTGCCCGCGGTCGAGGGATGCTTGGGTGGTGAGCGCGAACCCGGCTTCCTGTGCGAATCGGCCCTGTGAGGCGAAGTCTAGGAAGTCGCCTAGGATCTGGATTACGTCAGGCTGAAAGTGTGCGCATGCCTCAACGAAGACGGCCATTGCGGCGTCGTCGTGAAATGGGTCCATTGTGCCATCTGCTAGGCGGCGGAAGCCGATTTGCGTATCAGCGCCCTTCATTGCGAGCTTCATAGTGCGGACCGGTTGGACGGTGGGCCGCTTGATCTTCACGATGACGGGTTGCGCGGGCTGGATAACGGGCCACAATGGGTCGCCGCTATCCTTCGCGGTCTTGGGACGTACGCCCCAGATTTTATTCCAGAACCCTCCGTGTGGGTTCGACGTGACGCCCCATGCGAAGGTAAGTGTTTCGGGGTCTTGGCCCTTGTCTGCAATGAACTTGCAGAAGTCTTCATAACCCCACGGCTTTTCGCTCATGGTGGTGTATTGATTGGTGCCTTCGTTGGTGCCTGCCTCGTAGGGGGCGAGGGCCGCGGTGGTTGGGTCCATCGGGTTTGCCGTGTCGGTCGTGTTGGCGCATGCGCATTGTCCTGCGCGGTGGCGGCGGGCGCTGCGTCCGGATGCCTGTGCGGGATTGCTCGCGGCGATACATGTAGCCATTTGGTCCTCCTGGGCACGTTGGTGCCTGCGGCATCCACGTGGTTGATGGATGCCGTTGGACGGCAAGATGTGTAGCTTTTTTCTTATACGGGGTTAGAGGTTGTTATATTTGCCCGGTTTCGGCGTTTGGGTGCCGGTCAGTCTTGACAGGTGCACCCTTCGATGAAGTACGGGCAGGGTATGGGTTCCTCGGCGGCGATGCTAAACAGGATCGCGGCGCGTGCCTTTTGGCGTTCGGCTTTATGCTCTTGCCGCTTGATTGCGCGCTTGATGCCGTTGCAGCAGTATCCGCAGCCGCATTCCCCGGTATATGCGGGACTACGGGTGAAGCCTGCAAGTAGGATCCACGGGTTGTGTTTTTCACTGCGTGACAACGTGACCTCCTGTGAAGTATGCAGCGCTATATCGGGCGCTTCCCGCCCACCCTTGTAGCAATCGGGGTGGGTACTGATAGCAACTTGTCTATCGCAGGAAATACCGGAATCGAACCGGTGCATTCGGGTTTGGAGTCCGACGCTCTACCACTAAGCTAATTCCCCCAGATTATTTTGATCCCCTCCGTAGATCGCCGACAGGGTGGCGTCGGTGATGTGATCACGGTCTTTGCCGTGGCGTCATTCGCGATGCACCGCGAAGGGTGTTGTCCGGCTCTAGACACCGGGCGGGTGTTGCTGGTGCGTCATGATGGCTTCCCGCGGGTATGAATCATCCGAGGTGCTTGAAAGCCCGTGTCATGCCGCGCGGTGGGTCGCTACCCTGTGATGCGTGTTGAGCATGTGCCGCCGCACTGTTTCCCGTGGGATGCCGCGGGGTCGAACCGCGTCTGTGATCGCCATGCACGGGGTTAGCCGCCGATCCATCCCTCCAGACGGCTCTTATCTCGCCTGGCTATTCAGTTATGTCGCACCATGCCCCGGACTTTCACCGGCTTGACGTTGCTCGGCACACCGTCTAGCGGCGTGCAGCTCAACATGGTGTCGTGGGGTGGTTCGGATTTGAACCGATGCACCGAGTAGGTGCCTACACTTTGTGCAGTAGGTCGCGCCTGGTTACTAAGACCTACATTCCGCACCCCGGTCCTATTTCGTACGCGTCCGTACGTCCGGTCATAGGTGACCGCCCTTTGCCATGATTGCTTCCACCTCATAGAAGTGGGCATTTGTTCCGCAATCAGCGGGCGCGAAGGGAAGTGTTGGTTTTAGTTGGGCGGTTGCGCTAGGTTACGCCCGATGTATCCCTTGTCGGTGCGTACGCCGAAGCCGGTGGCGACGAATTTCGCGTGCGCGTCTTCGGCTTTGCCCGTGGGTTCGTCTGGGAATGTCGCATTGGGCACGGGGTCGGCGGATTGGTAGACTTTCGCCCAAGCTCCTGCCGCGTACGATGCGAGGTTGCCTTGTTCGCCGGTCACGTGAAGTTGGTTGTCTGTATCGATAACCCATATCTTGCCGGACGGGTATGTTTGGTCGTCGTATTGCATGTCAATTACTGTGATTGCCATGTTGCCTCCATGATGATGATTATTATGATGGGGGCCGGTGTGTCTAACGACTAGCGGCAATGCGCTTTGACCCTGCGCGGGAGATGAGCCACCTGAACCTTTCGAGTCAGACTAACTTCCTATTGATCCGCGTTCGGGGCGGGAGCGCGGTCGCCATCACGGCGCTTGTTTGCTCGACCACCCCCGAACGGGGCTTGTGGTGCCCTGATTTTGGGCATAAAAATAAGCCCCAATCTGAGAAAAGATTGAGGCTTAGGCGCATCTTCGGGCACAGTGATTGTGCCGTACTGTCACACTTTACTCTTCTTTGAATGCCTTTGCAATAGATCCTTTCGTGCGTATATGAGTGTTGCGGCGGGGGAATACGTGGGGCGTCCGTCCACGTTGGTGCGGGTGATGTGCCCACGTTCCGCCCATTTGCGGATCCGGAATGGGTAGACGGTCATGTGGTGAACATTCTTGAGCCACAACGACAGGTCTTTGCCAGATAGAGCTTCGGGCACTTGCTCGCGGATGTCGATTGCGGCCTGTTGGATCCTCGCCGGCGTCGGCGCGTCACCTTCGGGACCACTGATGACCTTTTCCGCTTTCGTCACCCATTCTTGAATGAGCCATGCGATACCCGCGGCATTCTGGTCTTCCGCGTAATAGTCGGCGCTGGATGCCAGATTTTGAAGGTGCCATTTCAGCAGCATCGCATCGACATTCAGTGGTGCGGATGACCCGGCGCTCTTGGTGCCGTTATTGCCCTCATTGCTCGCGGGGCGCACTACGTCGAGTCTGGCGATTGTCACCTCCAGATCGGGTAGTAGGATGCGCGCCTTGACCAGCCAGGCGTCGAGGTCTTGCACGCATTGGGGGCATAGGTAGAGCACCCCCGATTCGGCCCCGCAATCATTGGTCGTACAGATCATCGGCGGTCCCTTCGGTTTCGTTTTTCGTTCCACTTGCTGATCCAATCGAGCACGGCGAAGAATCCGACGACTCCGAGCGTGGTTCCGATAAGATTCGAGATTAGAAGGATGCCCAGCACCACCCAGTGCGTGCCGATCGGTACTCCGATAATGTCTTCGATCACAAGCCCAGCCTTTCTCCGATTTTGCGCATGGCCTCTTCGTAGATGAGGTCTTTGAGGTACTGGTCTTCCACGTAGTCGATTTCGCCGACTGCGACGCGAGCTACCTGCACGGATCCGAGCAGCCCGAAGAGTTTGCGACGCCGCAGGTCTAGGACCGGGAAGCCGCGCTTATTCCATGCAGTCGGTACGCGGTGCGGATCCCAGAAGTACCCAAACGGCAGATCGGGGATGTCTGCGCGGTCAGTCATTGTCGCCCTCCCAGATGTCATCCAGCATCTTGAGTGCCGAGTGGTGCAGGCCGATGGATTCGTGGATGGATGGTGAGCTGTCGAGCATCCTGTATGCGGTCATGTTGTCGTCTGGATGTGTCATGGCCGTGATGAGCGACCAGTCCGTGATGAGTCGTGCGTCGTCGGGCGCTCGTCCTGCGTTCACATATTCTTGTAGGGCAGCACTCACTTTTTCGGCGGCTTCTGCCCGCGCTTTCATAGCGGTATCGTCGCTCATCTGCTGGCTCCGTGGGTGTAGTGGCGGTAGTTAGTCAGGGCGGTGATTGCGGTGTCTATGGCCTCTACGTTGTTCTTGTCCTGTTCCCATGCGCGTATAGCTCCGATGGTTCGGGAAAAGATTTGGTTGTCGGCCTGCACCCTTTGTGCTCTGACTACTGCCGGGTCGTCCAGGGGCAGAAGGTGGGGAGTTGGCGACCATGCGCCTCTGTCCCCGATTTCTCTGTGGTCGGCTTTGCGGAAGCGTCGGGCGCGGTCAGGGGTGCCGGGTCCACCTGTGATGAGTTGGGTATTGGTTTCCCGTGTGATGGTGACGGTTTCGGCGGTAGCTTCGCCGTAGTGGTTGATGTAGATCGCTACTTTCTGGCCGGGCTTGAGTTCGGGCTGGTCGCTCATTTCAGATCCTTTCAAAAGTTGTGAGCGCGGCGGGGTAGGAGATTTTGCACCGCATGCAGTAGAGCTTGCCGTCTTTGCGTGCTAGGTCGCGTACCCAGTCGCGCCATTTGGGGCAGACGAAGAGTGACGCGATATTCGGGCAAAGGCATCCGGCGTTGTACTGGATCCATTCGCTGTCGCCCTTGTGACGGTCGGCGGCGGCGCGGTGCTGCGAGTGCTCACATGGAAGCGGGACGTTCACGATGGTGGATAGGTCAACCATGTCGAGCACGCCCACATCGGCGCTCACTGTTCCTCGATGGTTTGTACCAGGCTGGCATTCACCGCGTACGTGAGCCGGTCGGTGGGTCCATCGGTTGCGACCCAGAAGGCGACGATCTGACCGGATACGTTGATCGAATGAGCCTCGACGGTGAACGTGTCGTCATCGACCATTAGTAGGTCGAATTTCCGTAGCGGTCGGGGCGGTTTCGGTTCGTCAGGTTTGCCGGGGAAGCTCATAACCAGATCCTTAGTTTCAGGTCGTGCGGTTTGCATGTGATCTGCGTTCCGTTGGCGAAGATCACGGTGCGTTGGATGAGCGTTTGTGATCCGTCTGGGTTGGTGCGGGTGACGGATTCAAACGTTTTCAGGCGGAACGGGACCGACCAGACCCCACGCCATGACGCGGATGCTTGTTTGTCTAGGTGATCGCTGGACAATTCGGCGGCGGTAATCTCGATCATTGGTCCGCGTCCTTCCGTGCCTGCTCTTGCGCATATGCAATGGCATCGGAATGTTCATCGAATCGGGCTAGCCAGTCGCCGCGTGGAAAAATTCGGCCCCGGTCATCGCAAACGCACCAGCCCCAAAATCCGGGGATGCGGTAAACGCCGATGCGACCGGATGATTCAAAGCTCCATTCAAGCGAGCCAATATGCCGAGGGCTCATGGCGTGCCATCCAGTGCCTCGCGTAGGGAGCTGGTCTGGATACTGTTTCGATATTCGATTGGGGCATCTTCTGCTGTGACAACGAGCGCGTTCACTGCTGCCACTTGCGCTTCTGCCCGTACGGCGCGGGCTTGCCAGTCGGTCACATCCGTACCGTTTTCGGTACGGTTTTGGCTTTCGTTGGGCACGGCCATGATTGCTGTCTGGTATGCCCGACTGAGCGCCGCCCGATCCGCCTCGCTCATGCCGGGGATCGCTACGGGTGCGGCAACCAATGCGGATTGATCTTCGAGGGTGGGAAGGTCGGCGGATCGGAGCCGATGATCCTCCACGAAGGCGAACGTGCCGTGGTCCCACTGCACGCCGAAACGCGTCGGCTCACCCTTTGTCACAGACCATTGATTGGTGACGGTGCCTAACCCCGTCCCGCCCGCAATCCGCACGCGGTCGTCTTCTTTGAACCTCATGACGCATCCGGATGGCTCAGAAGGATCGGCTTCATGTGCGGCCACAACGTCACGATTCCATCCGGGGTCACGAGCATGGTCCACCCCTTATCGATCACAGCGATGTCCCCGTTCTCACGGGATAGCACCTCGTGGACGGCGAGTGATCCAACGCGAGCGGCTGCGCGAAGTGCGCTTTCTTGTGTCGGTGTCATAACAGTTCCCGCAATCTTCTCTTCCAGCACGGTGCCCGCGTCGAGGTCATCAAGCAGCACTGAAAGCCGGTTGAATTCTCGGTATCGGGCCGGCGTGCGTGGCTTGGTGGTCAGTGTTCCGATTTGGGCGGCGGTGCGATCTGCCGCCACACGCAAACGGCGGGCCGCATTTGCGGTCCGCCGTAGTTCTGAACGTTCTTCAAACGATTTCGCGCTCACGGTGCCTCCTGAGCTTGTAGTGATTCCTCACGGTCTAGATACGCCTGGGCAGCTTCGGACACGGCACCGGGCAGGTTTAGCCCGGCAAGGTCGCGCGCCTGCTCGGCGTCGTGAATGAGTGCGTGGCCTAATGCGCTTTCGGTGCGCCAGGTCACGAGTGTGGAGCCGTCATTGTCACGGTCGTGGAAGTTGAATGTGATCATCGTCGCCCTTGGTGGTATTGGGTGCGTCCCAGCGCTCGGGTTTGCGGGCGCTGGTGGTTGAGCTGCTGCCGGGAAAGTGGTGGGTTGACCCAGACGGGCGGCTTGGGTGGTATCTGGAAGACGGCCTGTAGGTGTGCGAAGCTCTTGTGATCGAACTGCGCCCAGGCTTTCTTCGCTTGGTCGATGATCGCCTGCGCGCTCGCAACATCCATGTGCGCATTCCGGGCCAGCTCCCATGCCGCGTGATCGTACTCAGCCACCTCATCGATCACCGCGTAATATGCCGACAGCTTGCCGTTTCGACGTGGGTGCGACACGAAGTGGTGGGGTGTGTCATCCGCGCCGATCGCATCATTCGCCGCCCGCATCACAAAGGCGGACGGCATGATGCTGGACTTGAAGGCGTCCGCCAAGTCGCGCGACATGGCGTTGAATACCTCTCGCACGCGCCGATACGACTCATTCAGCCGCGCCATGAATTCGCGGGACGAGTATTCCCAACGGAGTTGATCGTAAATCGGTGTCTCATTCATCGCTTGGCCTGCTGATCGTCGTAGATGACGAACGGGGTAATTGCTACCAACACGCTCAGGATCCAGCCGACACAGAACCACGCGGCACTTCCGAATCGGTCAAGCAGGAAAACGCCAACCCACACGTAACCTATGGTGACGATGAGCACCCAAATGGTGCCTAGGATCGTATTTTTCATAATTCCTCCTGTGGGTCGAGTTGGATAAAGTAGCGGTCTTTGGATCCCCAGCAACGACTCTCCGCAGTCTCACGTGCCGGGGGAAGCGGTGACCATTCGAGGCCCGCAATCATCGCCGCATGACGCTGAGACACGTCATCGATGAGGTAGCTCGCGATTATCAGATCAGCGCGGGTACGATCCACGAGTAGATCGAATATCGGTGTGCTCATCCTTGATTCCTTCCATAAGTTGTTTGAGTGTCCGCCACGAGTGCGACTTACCAAGCTCGGCGATGCAATCCTCCATATTGCGGAGACGCGACGAAGCCTCACTACGAAAAGCGGTCCGAATCTGGTCCATGTCGTGCGCATCGTAGATAGCGCGCGCAATCACCTCGGCGTCGATCGCCCGTAGATGATCACCGAAGCCGCGGTTAGGGCGACGGTCAGAACGCCGAAGCTTTTCGTAGGCTTCCCCCACCTCCGTGAACTTCTGTTCCAGTGGGTTAGCCTGCCGACGCAAATATTCGACCTGGGCCGCGTCCCGCTCATCTCGCTGCTGAACCATCCGGTCGTAACTGGACTCAGCATTGGTTACCCGCCGCTGTAGCTCAATCGACTTATAAGCCTGATGAGAAATCAGCTTCCCCAACACCGGCCCCTTATCCGCAGGAGTCAACACCGGCGCTTCCTTGAGCACCGTCATCATGCGACGATTCGGATTCGTCGGCGGCGTACACACACCCCAGTCCTCGGGTATGCGATCCATCAACCCATCCACAATCGACGCATCACCGACCGCCAACCACCACCGGTCGCAATACTTCAACCACGGCTCACACTTCGTAGGATCCCGAAGCTCAGACAGCAGATCCGACCGGGTGACTTTGATTTCGTAGCCGACCATGTGCGCGGTGCGGGCAACCATCCATATGGCGTCTGCACGCCGGTCAGAATTGGGTGCCTGCACTTCGGGGATCAGTAGCCCGGACGGACGGAATTCGTCACGTATCAGGTCATTCTCTAGCGCCTTCAAGACGGCCATTGCGTCTAGCTTGCTCATTCGTAACCCGCCTCGCTCGCATGGGGAAGAGTGGCGAACCGGTGGATCGCTAAGAGGCGGGCTTTGATCCATTGCACGTGCGGGTCGATCTCTTCCGGCACCCCAGCCTCGAACGCCGCCGCACACTCCATCTCGTACAGTCCGCGTGCCCGCTGATACTCTGCGGCCAGCTCGGCGTCGCCCAGATGTTTCTCTCGCGCCCACCGATTCACATGCGCAAGCGTGACCCGCGTATCCCGCGGCAACCGGTAGCCAATCGGAAACGACATATCCAGCGGATAGACCGTCAGCACTAGCTTCGGGCGGTCATCCTCATTTCGTGGCGCGCTCATAGCATCGTCCCGCCGCTAGACTTCCGAGCCATCCGCACCGCATACCGCATAGCCTTCGGATGGCGCTTGAAATACTTCTCTTTGCCGAACAGATGATCGGGCGACTTGACGATCCACGGTCTCTTCCTTTTCGCAATCCGCACGCCCGTCACCCCATAATCCCGATTACCAACACGCCACCGCGCATCATCAGCCCAAATCGAATCCGCAAATGCCTTGATCATGGTTTCCACGCTTCCCAGCCCGACGCCGGGCCTGCATTGACAATCGAATACTTAATCCCGCGCATAGACTGCGCAATCACCGGCAACGCTGAACACAACACCGCCGCCTCCAAAAACCGCGCCCTGGCAGCCGGCCCAAGCGTCTTGTTATCCGTACCGACCTGCACCAGCGCCAACCCATATTCCGGGTGAGCCATAGCGAGGTCAGCCGGCCCCTTAGATGCAGCCGCCCGCATGATCAATACCCAGTTATGGGCGATCATGTGATCACGCACCTTGTACTCACGAGCGCGCCCCTGTGAAGCTGTACTCATCGGTCCTCCTTATGTTTGGCCCTCGATTGGCGGTCTTCCCGGCAGTGATCACAAATGCAATCGGGGAATAAATGCACCCTGCAATCCGGGCACAATCTGCGTCGGTCGTCGCCGCGGCTGTGGAAGTGGGTCTTCATGAGCACGAGATGGGTCGGCGTCTCCAGCGCCAGGCACTCTTCGCATTGCAGCGTGTAGACGTTCCGCCCTTTGGCATTCGTGGTCATGCCGACGATTCCGCGGACGCATCCGGGTAGGTCTGGCAGTCGCTCGGGTGGCAGCGCGTCGAGCACGTCTAGCTGGCCCGGCAGGACTGGAATCGGATCATCGGTCATGTGCTTGCCTTGTCGATGGCGGCGAGGGTTCGGTCGATGGTCGCGGGCTTGAGGTCGAAGCGGTACACCGCACCCGACCTAGTGCGAATCGTGACATCGCGCAAGACGGTGCTTGTGGGGTGTGGTGCATCGGTCAGCGATTCGATTTGTGACGGATCAAGCCATATGTCGGCAATGTTGATCACGGGGTGTCCTTTCGGGCATGAAAATAGCCACCGGGTGAACGGTGGCTTAGGTGTCTAGTGGTGGGTGGGTGTCGCGCCATGTCCGCCAGTTGGGCGGTGGTGGGTGTGGTTTGCCTGGTCGTTGCTGCCCCTTGCCGACTGCATCAGGTTCGCGGTCGCCGGCGATCACATCAGCGAGGCAGGCCCGGCAATGGTGTGCGTCCTCTTCGGGATGCTCTGGGCATTTCGGGGATGGCGGCAATTTCGCTTTCGCGGCTTCGGGCCAGAACCGGGGATCCGTGAAGATCAGGCCCGGCGTGAGTACCGTCGCGTCTCGTGCTGCGGCGATGGCTGCGGCGGCAACATCCCCAAACGGTGCGGGGATCCCATGATTCTTTTGAAGGATGGTCATCATGGATGCCGTAGACCATCGCGGGCGTATTTGATTCAGCAGGGTGGCGAGTGCTTGGGCTTGGGTTTGGTTGATCAAAATTTATCCATCCCTCAATCAAGCGTCCGCAGCCCTCGCGTTAAGTACTTGACGATTGATTGATTTGTCTTAGATTTCTTTTTTAGAAGATGAGTAGAGACTTAGGTTCTTGTCGCACCTACTTAAGTAGGTATCTATAATCTGCACTGGCTCTTGCTACGTTTTAGGGCGGCAAAAATAGCGGCAAATGCTACTTTTTTGCCACTATTTGCCACTTCCCTAAACACCCTTTTCGACCACATTCGGGTCTTTGATCCAGTCCAAATTACCCACCGCATCATCTTGACAATAGGCACACGATTCGTCGTAGATAAGCCTGTTGACGTGATTCGTCGTGTGTCCACCGCGCGCGCCTGCTGTCTTCCTTTTGGCAATGACATCGGGGGATGATTGGTGCTTTTCGTAGTCGTGCACCCGATAGGTGCCGGAATCGACCTTAATTAGCAGCCCTTCCGCCACCAGCTCGCGGAAGGGTCCATCGCCACGAATTTTGCAGGCGCGCGCGGTCACGGTCCCGCTCTTTTTCTGTTTGAAGCTGCGCATGATCAAACCGATGTGGAGTAGCTGCGCCGAATCGGTCAAATTGTCGATCTTCGGGTTATCGAAATAATCGACTGACAGCTTGATCCAGAGCCTACGATCTACCTCCGGTTCCGCCATCCGTATTCCACTCCCTCCGCAGCTTGTCCCAGCGGTTGAGGATTGCGGCGACGCCCCCCAGGATGATGATTGCCGCGACGTCCACGACTGCCTGTGTGATGACGCTGGTGGTCTGCATCATTCGGTGCATGGTGCGTCCTGCGCTTCGAGGTATTTCACGGCGTCTTCGCGCTCAAAGAAGCTGAGTGCGTGGGTGCGTGATGCGACTGTGACGATGCGCCATTTGTAGCCGTCGAACATGATGCGTGGATCGGTGACGGGTTCGGCGGCTGGTGCAGGCTTCGGCTTGCTCATGCGTTGATTCCGAAACTTGCGCAGACCATCAAAGCGATCCAGAAAATTGTGCATGCCCAGATGAAATGCTTGAACGTGCTCATGATTCTTCCTTTTTGTAGCGGTCGTCGTGGTTGGGGTGCTCATCCATGAAGGCGAGTAGCGTTAGTGCGTGGAATGCGACTGCGGCCATGTGTGGGGATTGTGTTTCGGCGTCGATGTCTTCGCCGCCCCAGAAGGCTTGTGCGTGGCGTTGTAGGGCGTCGAATGATTTGGACCATTCGTAGCCTTGACGCCATTGGTGCTTGTCGTATTTCTCGGCTCCAATTCCGTAGTGGCGTGCGACCTGCGCAAGTGGCTTGGTGGGGATGAGTGAGTGCATTTCAGGCTTGACGCCTTTTTGCCCTCCGGTGGAGGATGTCGTGCGCACCTCGCCCGTCAGGTGACTGTCTGCCGCGAACCTCATCTGCTCGGCGGTCAACGGGCGAACCCGTGGCGTTCCATCCCCCCAGTGTGTTGCGGAGATGCTTGCGTTGGTCTCGCCGGTGCCTGGCCTGTCGCGTCTCGGTAGGTATCCGACCTGCCGTTTGGCGGGGGCCACGAAGACCGGTGTGTCTTTGTCGGGCGGCGGGTATGCCGCGCTGTGCATCTGCCCGCCTCCGAATGCACCGGTGTGCCCGGATTGCCCGATGGTTCCAATCCTGTCGCCCGCCTTGACGGTGCCGGGTGTCTCGAAGTGGATGTGCGCGCCCTCGGGTTGCTTGAGGTATTCGGCGTTGACGATGCACGCGCCGACAGGGCGACCATCCGCGTGTGCGAATTCAGCGCAATCCAGCCCACGCCCTTCCTCGGGTCCGTGGTCGTGAACCTTACGCAAGTCGGACTCGGGTGCGGCGTGCTTGAGTAGTCGAATAAGCTCTCTATCACGCTTGCCGTCCGGCCATTGCACGATTACGCACCCTGCGGCACCATCGGCGCGCACGACCGTGCCGACGAAGCCGTGTGCGCGATCTTCGTACTCCACACGGTCGCCCTTTTTGAATACGCTCATTAGAATTCCCCCTCATTGGGTGCCAGGACTAGTGCGGCGGCTGCGAAGTACGCGGTCAGGCCGGACGGGAATTTCACCCGGTAGCAGACAACAAACTCCGGGTCGCGGTCGGTGACGATTCCCACTTCATCAAAGTGGTGTTCGTTTGGATCGATGACGCGCACCGGATCTTTTAGCTTGAATTTGCACATGGTGTTCATCGGGCCTTTCTCATGCCGCGTGGGTGGTGTGGGGAGTTGAAGTTGAATGCTGGTTTGGTGTCGGGCTTTTCGGCTTTGTGGTGGTCGCATTCGTGGTGGAAGTAGCAGACGCCGAGCGCGCGGTTGCAACAATTCCCGCGGCATTCTTGAAGTGCTTTTTCGTAGGGCGTCACGGTGTTATCTCCGTAGCGTGGGTCGCCGCATGGTCTGCATGATCGCGCCGGAACTGTTCTAGCGTGTCCTTGGCGACGTTGGCCCGATTGCGTGCCGGTTGACTGGTGGGGTATCGGTCCAGTTGGCGGACGGCCATGCGCATCTCGTGACGCGCACCGTTCAAGGCTTCGGCGGTGGACTTGCAGTAATTGCACGCGCTCATGGCGTTCCTTTCGTGAATTCTTCGAGCTTGTCTGGGTTGAATCCGTACCAATGGGCGACCAGTACGCCGTCGATATGGACGGTCACAACGGGCGCTTGCGAGTAGTTCCATGCATGGAATTGAGCCATCAATGCCGGATCGACATCGGCAAGCGAGATTGCCGTGTAGGGGATCTTGCGGCTGTCTAGCCAGAACTTCGTCGCCATGCACTGTCCGCACCCGATTGGCCTGGTGTAGACGGTGATCGTGCGGCTCATTCGGTGTCCACTACGTGCACCAAGACCAGCTCGGCACCGGCAAAGGCGTATGGCCTTTTTTCGATGTCGCCGAACTTGAGTACGGCGGCGTATTGGCCGTCGCCGTCATCGTCTTGATATTTGACCTCGGCACCGTACTGCGTCACCGCGTTGACCCATGACTGCACGGAATCGAAGAGAAGTTTCACCTCGTAGGGCTGGTCGGGATGCGTGAGGCCTGCGGGCGGTGAGGCCACTAAATCGGCGGCAAGCGCAAGAATGCCGACATCATGTTTCTGCATTTCAAACCTTTCGGGCACGAAAAAAGCCACCCGACTGGATGGCTTGGAAGTGGGGGTTGTATTGGCAAATACAATGCTGTGACGCTGTATATCTCTATTCCTGATACCAGCGGAACGGGTGCAGGCATTGACCGCACACCCGCCAATCGCAATCCGCGACCTTGCAATGCGGTTTGCCGTTGATGGCGGCAATCGCCTTGCAGTTGGGGCAGCGGATCGTTTCGCTAGCCATTGTCTTGCGGTGGTGTCGGGGTGCCAACTCCAGCGGCGGCTTTGATGCGGTTCAGTTGGTCTGGTCCCGCGCCTGCTGCCTCGTATTCGTCGTATAGCGCCTTTAGCTCAGCACGGCTCTTGCACTGCGCAATTTCTGCGCCCAGCGCGTCACCGGGGCCGGTCGTGGGAGCCTCAGATGGTGCCGGGGCGGTCTCTGGTGCCGGGGTCGGTTCTAGTTCCTCCACGGGCTGCGTAGCGGAATGTTGACGCGGTGCCGTGTTGCCTGGCTCCACGTATCCGAACGCCTCCCATAGTGCCGCGAGTGTGAAGTTGGGGAACGGTTTGTGTTCACCCAACGGCACATCGTGGCGCAGCGAACGCGCGCCCGTGATCCGGGCGGCGCGCGGTGCCTCAAATTCCACAATCACACCGACATCGAACGGTAGCGACTTGTGCCCCTCGTGCTTCCACGTTTTTTCCGTGGTCGGTTGGCCGCGCTTCATGACCGTGACCTCATTCATGCGCGCCGTGATGATCACCGGCCCGTTGTGCCGGTTGAGCTGCGACATGACCGCTTTCCAGTGGCTTGCGGCCTTGTTCCAAAGGTCCATTGTGATTTGACCCTTGTTCTTTTCGCGACGGTCGGCGATGAGCTGCACGTTATCTACGATGAGCTGCCACAGCATTGACCCTGAATCGAGCACGATCATATTGGGTCGCGCGGGGTTGGATGGCTCATTCACCGCGTCGGTGACTGATTGCAGAATCTCTTGATAGGTGCCGTTGTGCACACCAATCTCGAAGCGCGCACCGGGAATGTTCCGATATTCGTCGGGGTCATCCTCGCCAACACCGATCCACAAAGTGCGGTCGATGTGCTGTGACGCGGACGCCTCGGCGGCTGAGAATGACTTGCCGGTTTTCTGAATGCCAGCCACCAGGATGATCGGCCACGGCGGCTTGCCGGTTGGTTGCCTAGATTTGAAGGCCATGTCTCTACTCCACTATTTCGTGAACGGTTGCCTCGGTCCAAGGCGGGAGGTCGATTTTTTCGCGGCGCGTGTATCCGGGCCAGATGCCGGTCTCTCGGCATCGGTTCCAGACGTTTATCGCGTGGTCATTCATGCGCCGGCCCAGATCGCGGGCGTACTCGGTGTGCCGGTAGACGCCCACACGGTAGGGCGGGTGTGACTCCACGACGATGAAGGGGAAATCGAATTCGGCTCCGGTGATCAGGTGTCCGATGTCGTTGTACCAAGGGTCTTGCGCGAAGTATCCGAAGTTTCCGGATGACTTGCGGAACCCGTCACGGGACGCGTCGGCGGCTGTCTTCACATCGGGCATGAGCTTGTTTTTGACAGACATTGCATCGGGGCGTGCCCGAAGTGCGGTTCCCATGTGGTCGGCGAATAAGGACACCTCGCGCTGCTCGCAGGCTTCGAGGATTTCGCGGGCCTCGGGGTCTTCGTAGATCGCATCTCGCATTTCGTAGATGCCGTCAAGCTCCGAAGTCTTCATGGGAATCTTGCCAGCGGCTAGGGCGTCGTCTCGCTCAGCCTTTGCGATCGCGGTTGTGTAGGCCGGGTGTTTGATTTCTACGACATCACCCAGTGTTCCCTCAAGCACGAGTGAGTGCACGACAGTGCCCAGCTCGAATACTTTCTTGCGATCCCGCGGGTGTTTGGTGAAGTAGTGATATTCGGCTGGGCCTCCGTCCTCCACCAGCTTGCGGGCGGTGGACGACGAAAGCACGTCCGTATGCGCGTGGTATTCGGCGTTGGTCATGTCAGGGTAAATGCCTGGCTTGGTTGGTTCGCGGGGGACAAAGACCACCTCGGGGATCACGCCCTTTGCGGGGGCCGCAGCCTTGGGCGGGGTGTATGTCTTGGAAATAGAAACGGGCGGCGTCTCCACCTTCGGAGTTGCCGCCCGTGCACCTGTTCTGATCATGCGTCCAGCTCGCCTTCTACGAAGAAGTATTCTTCCTCGCCCTTGGTTTCCCGAACAATTTCGATGAACACTTGGAAGTCGGTTGCCTCTGCCATGTCTTGCAGGATCGCCAGATTTTCCATGTCCAAAACGTTCCCGTCACGAATGACGATGACGCGTATCTCGGGATCGGTTGCCATGATCATGGCGGCGGATAGGATGAGCTGCTTCGCTCCCGATGCGCGGCTGAACGGTACGCCCTGATACAGCACGCCCTCTTCATCGAAGCTCATGCCCTCGATGGGCATCTCGGCGTTGGCGAGGCCGTCAGCCTTGCGCTTGTCGATGGCTTTGATTTCATCGGTCAGTGCTTCGTATGCTGCTCGAAGGCTTGCCTTTTCCTCGACGGCGCTGCGTGCGTTTTCGTTTGCGCGAATCGCGGCGTTGGTTTCCTCGATGGTGGAAAGTTGGGCGTCGAGTGCGGCGGTGTCGATGCGTCCCGGCGCGCTTGCCAGCGTATCTTTGACGGCGACTAGGTTGCGTTCAGCTATTTCGAGTGATGCTTTGAGGTGTTCCACTTCGTTGGCCCAGTGCTGCACCGAGTGTTCGGCGATGTCGATCTGCTCGTTGGAAGCGTGACCCGCGCGGATGGCGGCAATCAGGTCCACGGCGCTGGTCTGTTCGGTGGGTAGGCTTGGATCCACGGTGAAGTCACCGATCGCCTTGCCAGCCTGCCCAATCTGGAGCCGCTTGGATTCGAGGGCTTTGCGCTCGGCGTCCAGCTCGGCGGGCTTGAACGGTAGATCCACGATTGACAGGAGCGCGGCGAGTTGGTCCTTTTCGCCCATGCTGATGAACTTGCGCCCGTCGATGCCCAGGCTGCTCAATCGGGCGTCAATCTCGCGTTGCCCGAACTTCTCACCCGCAGCATCAATGCCCCGAAGTGTGGATCCCGAAGGCGTATACCCACGGATTAGCGTGGATCCATCGGTAAGCTTGAGTTCTATCGACGCCTTACCGTGCCCGTCTTTTATGGGCCGCTTGATGTCGCGGCTGCTATGTCCGCAGATGGCGGCTTGTAGTCCGTCGAGCTTGGATGTTTTGCCGGATTCGTTTTTGCCGCATATGGCAATCAGGTTGCCGGATGGGTGTATTTTGGCGTAGCTGACGCGCTGGAAGTTGACCAGTGTCGCTTCTGAGATTGTGGTTCCCAAGGGGTGTCCTTTGGTCGGTGTGGGTGGTTAGTCTTCGGGGATGCCGCGGATTGAGGCCATGACCATGAGCATGGTCATGTCTTGGCGTGCGAGCAGTTGGCGGTATAGCGGGCGCGTTTGGCCCTGGAGGTTTTCTAGTGCTTTCAATGCGTAGAAGCCGTGACCCTCGGGGTAGGTGGCGACTACATGGACGGGGATCGTGATGCCGTTTTCTGACGTTGACGTGAGGTGGAAGCTGAGTGTGTCGGTTGCTGGCTGGTCAGTCATCGTCGTTTTCCTCTTCGGGGTCGGGTGGCTTGTGTCCGAAGATCGCCCATAGGAGACGTTCGCCGGGGGTTAGGTCATCGGGCATATCGTCGGGGTATCCGTCGTCTTCCTCGGTGTCGGTGTGACAGCCGCAGCCTTGTGAGCATCGGGCGTAGTCGTCATCCGGGCGGGTCATGGCTTCTCCGTGTCGGGGTTGTGTCCGCAGCGCATGATCCAGTGCCCGCCGTGTGATCGGCTGGAGAATCTGCCGCAGTGCGGGCAATTGGATTGTGGATAGTCCGGGCGCGCCCAGTCGGAAGGCAGCGGGGTCGCAATCACGGCCCCTTCTTCCATTCGCGGCGCATCGCGTTTTCCACGATCTGCCAATCGGTGACGGCCTGCATTGCCTTGAGGGTTTCCTTTCGGGCGTTATCTGGATGCCATGAGCCGGTCGCGTACAGGAGCGGACCGCCTGGGCTGGTGTTGATTCCCCCGGCCATTACCTGCGACCACGGGGCGTTCTGCGTGGTCGTCAGGCCCACGCGTCGAGCTGCTGCCCATTCCTCGGGGCTGTACTCGCGCCCCAATGGGTTGAATTGATCGCTCATTCGGTTTCCCTTCGCGTGGTGCTCCCCATCTCGGAAGGCACCGTGTAGCCAAGCGACTGGGCCAATTGACGCCGAGCCGCCGCGTGCCCCTGCCAGCGGTTGTAGTCCCCTTGGTTATCAGTGCCGCGAGTCTGCCTAAGCGCCTCGACGTACTCAGTGCGCGCGTTGATGAAGGCGGCAACTATCGGGTCAAGTTCGGCAACCTCGGGGGTGACCTTGGCCTTGTCTTCGGCGGCAATGACGGCGGCTCCCAGATGCATGCACCACCGCACACGCTCATCCTCGGGGGCCATGTAGACCCAATCGAGTGCCTTATGACCGGTTGCGGCCCAGACGGCTATTGCTGCCCGCTCAGTGCGCAGGTCGGTGCTCATGACTTGCCGCCGACGCGAAGGGTGGTTATCGGTGCATACTTTGCGAGCTGGTAGGAGTCAAGCGGCGCGCATTCGTAGCTGCACCACACGCCACCCCGTAACTGGAATATGTCATCGGAAGCGTCGGCTACAACGCTCCTGTCCGGCAACTTCTCAAGTGCTGCGGCGACCATATAGCGCGCTTCTGCGGTGCTCATGGCTTGACCCCGTGCCGTTCGCGGGCTTTGCGAGCGACGCGCAGCCAAGCTTCGGCAAGATGTCCGGGCATGCGCCCGAATGCGGGGTAGGGGTGGTCGTCGGGGAATGCTGCGGTGTACAGCTCCCACGCATCAGCTTCGAGTGCCGCGCGGTCGGCGGCTGCCTGGGCCGTAGCCTCGACGGCACGGGATGCTTTATGCAGGTACTCCACGGCTACCGCTATGAACGCTTCGGGCGATCCGGACAACACATACTTTCCGTTGGCGGGCGTCGCTTCGAGGAATGCCAGCGCGATGGCCGTCCTGTCTTCTGCCTTAAGCTCGATAACCCTAGCCTCAGTTTCCGAATCCACGATCCATACGTCAACGTTGGATTGGGGACCGCTCTGCACTTCCAACTGCCGATTGCTCGACCGACTATTGAATATCTTTCTCATAATTCCTCTTTCTGGGCATAGAAAAGGGCGGTGGTCATTTGACCCCGCCCGATGACTGTTCTTTAGGTACGTCCACCATTACGGCTCCAGCGCAACCTTCGCGCCGGTTCCGGTGGTGGTAGACGCCACCACGCGGCACTTCCCTGCCGCACGCCTGGCACATGACCCGCTCGGCCATATATTGCCGCCGACATTCCCAGCAACGACCGCGCTTACTCTTGGTGACATCATGACCAGCGGGGCAGTGGGTGCGCAGTGATAGGGCGAACGGCACATGGGTGACCGTTGGTGATTTGAAGGCCGCGCAAGAGTCACACAGTGGCGTACCTAGCCGCGTGTGCTCCAGAAGGCCGGCGTGTGTCCCGTGATCTAATCCATCGCGGGAAATCGGCTGACTCCCTCGATACACATAGCCGGGCATTAGTCGATCGCCCCCGGCGTCTGCTTGAGCGCTTCGATTTCATCGTCGGTCAGTGGCGGTGCAAAGATCGTCATCGCGTCTATGATCGCGGCCTTCTGGTCCGCAAGTTCTGCAAACCGTTGATCATTCGCTGCGAGGTCGGCAATGTATTTAGCACGGGCGACCATGAGTGATGCGCGGGCGGTCTGCGCGGACGTTAGTTCACGCGTGTTCTGATTCAGCGCGTTCACGAGCATCTGGTTTACGTGCGCGTTTGGGTGCGGCTCGTGGTTGGTCATGATTCCGGCTCCTGTCGAAATGCTTTGAGGTGCGCATCGTTGAGCAGGCACGCGATCGCCAACGCGCGACCCGGCAGCATGCTGAGGTGCGCGATGGACATTTGATCGACCTCGCTAGTCATGATGCCCAGATCCAGCCGCACCATCCCGTCGCGTACTGTGACCACGGCATCGTCTACCGGGATTGATTCGTCAATAATCGAGTCACACATAATGGTTATCCTTCGTGAGCATGTCGCCCAGGGTTGTATCGATTTCGGAATTGAGGAACGCCACCCACGAATCGGATTCGTCGGCGCATTCAGACAGTTGCACGGTCAAAGCCCAAAGCTGCCCCAGCAGATAGGGGTCGGTTGGGCCTACCTCCGCTTCAACCCGTGCGTGTAGCTCGGGGAATGTGGTGCCGTCAGCCTCGAAGGTGACGACCGCGGATAGTAGCGACAGGCGGGGATTGTCGGTCATGACGTTGCCTTGTGCATCGCTGTCACAATTTCTTTGCGAAAATCGCCCAGCATCTCGAAGGACTGCCCACTGAGAAGCCGAACGCGCGTGGTGTGCTCTTTATACACAAGCGAGTACGTGACGACGATGGACTCGATTTGCGAGGCCCGAATACTCAGCCCATCCAAATCCTTCGCCGCCTTGCCGAAATCGATCATGCCCGCATGCTCATTCATCACGACACCACCAATCGACCGTCGAGCGGCGCGCGGTGCATATACAGGTATTTCTTCACGCGGATGTTAGCGGCGCGTACGGCGGCGTCGAAGTCGCGGTGCCTGGCATACCGCGTGTCGCTCGGAACGCGCACCGTCTGGAATGGTGCCTTGTCCAGATTGCTCGGCACGACAGCGACGGTGAATGGTCGCCCGGCGTTGGGTGTGCCGGTTACCTTGTAGCTCGGTGCGCCGTCGATCACGTTGTGATCGCCGTCCATCTGCCCCCACACGTTCACGACGCCACTTCCTTTTCAATCAGCGCCGCGGCCTTCGCCAGTAGCGCTTCGGCCTCAGCCCACCGCCCGTAGAGCATGGCGGCGAAAGCATGATGGCAATAGGTGCTTATGGTGCACGGATTTCCTTGGACCCTAGACATGACATTGATTCCTTATTCGGTTGGTGTGAGTAGGTTGATAAGTTCGGCCTGGACCTGAGTCTCAGCATCACGCCGCGAAACACCCGCAGCGATCAAACGGAAAACCCTAACTTCGCGGGAAGACTTAGCACTCATGGCGATTAGCTCCTGATTTTGGGTACGAAAAAGGGGGCCAGCAACATTGCTGGCCCCCTCGTGGGGTATTTGCTTAGTTCGCAGTTACGGGTGCCGGCCATTGACCGGTGATTCGGGCCTCTGCAAGCGCCGCGCGTTCTTTCTCTTCCGTCTCCATCGTGATGATGGATGCCCGGTGATGATGCATTGGAATAGTGCTGTCGATCATCTTTTCATTCCCCCAGAATGAGCGTTTAGGTGTTTGGGTACTGCATGTGCCCCGTTGAGGAATCGAACCTCAACTGCGATAAAAATCGCTGAAACCATCCGGGCCGCACCCCATACCGCCTTGCGGCGTACTGTCGTCCAATTGAGTTAGGAAAATAGGGATGCTACATTGTGCACACGCCGATACATGTTTGGCGACTGATCGGTGTGTAAGTAATCAAAACGATACATCGTGTGACCTAATTCGTAGCGATTAGATCCATCCCACCCCGTTGGGTGAGTGCTCCACCGACTAACTCGGTGATGTGGTCGATAGGCCGCTCGCACTCCCCACGGGCCGGGCTTACCCCCGGCGCAGACATTCCGCGGCTGTCTGCCAGTGCACCGTGATCACGCCACTTACGCGACCAGCGACCCGAACTAGGGTGTAACCCCTGTACTGTTCGGAGCGGAACCTTGCCTTAGCCCAGGCCCGCCGTCCAACTTTCCCTATGTGGCCCCGCCATCGCTATCCCCGCTATGCCAGCCGGTTTATGATTCACGATCTAACGGGACGTTATGAGGTCCAAAACATCTTCCAAGTGGAAGACTTATATTGCCTGACGCTTACCACGTTTCTCAACGCTCACGGGCTTGGCCCGCATCTGCTCTTGAATTTCGCGGATGTCCTCGGCAGTAAACCGATACGATCGACCGAGACGGTGGTGCGGCCACTGCTTGTCGCGGCACTTCCGCCAGACGGTGGTGATAGTGAATTCGGTGAGGTCGGCTACTGCATCGGCCTTGAAAAACTGTTCCATCACTGCCATCCCTAGTCGGTTGATAGTTGGTTGATACGGATAGCTTGCACCAGTTTCAACCGAATTACAACCATGTAATTATTCAACAACCGTTTCATATGCGGTTTTGGCGCGTGATTCCGCGGAAAAATTGCTCAAAAAAAGATGCAAAACCAACCCACAAAGGGGCTAGAATTGCGAACATGAGTAAACTCGACACAACCCAAAGTCGCATAGCCGAGCTAGCCCGCCTTGAGCGCGGGCGACGTTCCCGCGACACTATGGTTGCCGGCGAGGACTTGCACCGATCCGTTTACCAAGATTTTGAAGCGGGCAACCGCTGGCCCCGATCCGCCACCCTGACCAAGATTGAATCCGTACTTGGCTGGCCCGATGGAATCATCGAGGCGGTGTGCAAGTCCGGCATCCCCGCCGACCGACTATCTTTGGGGCACATGCGTGGCGAGCTGGCACTCACGCCGGGCGCAAATAAGCTCAGCGGGTTCACGACGCCCGAGCTATTGCAGGAGCTAGCCGTGCGTGCTGCCCTGGACTCGCAGGGCGGGCAGGCGGCGCGTGATCTATTTGAGCGCCTTGAGGGTGAGGCGTGATATGCGTAACTCAAATCAAGTGCGACTAACTGGGCACCCTATTTTCAACCTAGTTGGTGGCTCGCTGATAAAGTCAGTGTTTTTCGTAAGTGGAGTACACCCAACCGAATCCAAGTGCCCCCGTGATCACTGGATATACCAACTCATAACCGACATTCCGGCAAGTTCGATAGGGGTTCAAATCCCCTATCCTCCGCGGATACGGTATCGGTCTTGACTTGAGAAATCTCGTCAAGGCCGATTTCGTTTTAAGAAGTGACTCGCATGCTGATCTTGAGGCCATAATCGTTAGACTAACGATTATGGCATTGCGAATCCTCTGATTCGTCGACCGGAATCAGCGGAAAGGTGAGCGTAGTGAATGAGAGTCGAATCGCAGTGGTCATAGAGGACGACGCGGATATTCGTGGATTGCTTGACATCGTTCTAAGTCAATCAGGATTTGATGTTCACTCTACGGATTCCGGAGTCACGGGCATTGAGCTGGTGAAGTCTCATGAACCCGATTTGGTGACGCTGGATATTGGGTTGCCCGATATCGACGGTTTTGAAACCGCTCGTCGTATTCGGACGATTTCCGATGCGCACATTCTGATGCTGACGGCCCGCACAGATGAAATCGATACCGTGCTAGGTCTTGAATCGGGAGCCGATGAGTATGTCACTAAACCGTTTCGCCCTCGCGAACTTCGTGCACGAGTCGATGCGATCATGCGCCGACGGGCTCATTTTCCGAGCCCGCTGAACCTCGAGGTTCCGATGTCTGCCACCGCGGCTGAGGAGACTCCTGCCGCTTCGTCTGACACACCGGCACGTACGCTCAACGGCTTGGTGCTGAATGTAGAAACGTTTTCGGTCCACGTTGAGGGCGAAATTAGGAGTGTTACTCCCACGGAATTTGTTCTGTTGGATGCGCTGCTCAGCGCCAGAGGACGAATCCGAACTAAAGCCGATCTGGTTCGACGTTTGCGAGACGAAGACCGTGATGCGGGCACCTATGTGTCGACAGCCGATGAAAGATCCGTGGAAGTCCATGTGGGAAACTTGCGCCGTAAACTCGGCGACTCGGTCGTAGAACCACGCTGGATAGAAACGGTGCGCGGAGTGGGCTATCGATCGGTGGCTAGTCGCTAG